TACGCCGCAGCCACATTGTTGATGAGCGGCGAGGCAGCGAGGGTCCGGTTCTCATCCGGTGCAATCGACGAACGCGAACAGGCGAACCGGGTGGGGTCCTCATCTGCGATCGGTAACCAGTTATGGGAAAGGTTCCGTTCGGAACTTGCATTAGCAGCGATGCCTGCGATGCCTCACCACTGCCAGAGTTTGCTCTGAGATGGCTGACCCTGCTGTCGCGTCGGACATCCCAACCAGGTTCGATGTCGCGCTCGCCGGCAAAGGCTATGTGTTTCTCGACACGATCACCCCGTCCCTGCCGTTCCGCCAACACAAAGCCGTCTATAGCTTGTCCCCGACGTTCATTAACCGGCAGAACGTGTCGGGGAACTTCGGGGACAACCAACAGGACTGGTGGCTAACTAGCTCCCAGGTTGACTGGTCCGAAGGGGAGAACCAGAAGTTCTTCCGGCTCGCTGACAGCCAGTCCCGGTCGAGTTTCTGGAAAGGCTCGGCCGTTGACATTTCTATCCCGGGTCAGATCGGGATGGCGATAGCCCAAACCACAACATCGTTCGCCACGTCCGCTGTCTCCTCTGCAACAGGTACACCTGGTGGGTTGTACGCGATCTCGGGTGGGAACGGCAACCTGTATGAGATCAGCACAATAGGTGTTGTCACTGACCGTGGTGGGCATGGTGCTTCGCTTGCTGGTGGGGTTACGGCGATCGTTACTGATAACGGCACCAACGCGTTCATCTCCGGAGCGTCCTCGACGGTGGTTCGGAAATGGAACGGGGCGGCGTTCAGCACCTTCTCCGCAACCCCAGCTTCAGCGCTCGCGTTCCTCAACAACAGCCTGTACGGGATCAACGCATCCACTCTGGTTGTGTACGACACCGCCGGGGCTGCCTCAATCAAGGGGACATGGAAGACCGCTGACGGGTCAGCCGCTGTCAACGCTTTCCAACTCCAACCCTTCGGCGGGAAGCTTGCGATCCTCCGCTACGCCAACGGACCCAACGGCGCCGAACTATGGATCTACGACGGCACCGGGGTGTTCAAAGTCGCTGACTTCCCCGACAACTTCTACCCCTACTCGTTCTGCGTTTCTATGGGCATCATCTGGATCCTCGGGTTGACCTCAAGGTTGAACAAGCTGCAAGGGGCGTTGTTCTACTACAACAACGGCACCCTTGATGTGGCTTGGCGGGCAGACCGGGCAGTCACCGGCGTCAACACACAAGACCAGTCCATCTGCCCCTACGCCACAGGGGTGCTGTTCACGGACGCCGTTGACGGCACGCTACGTTTCTACGACCTGACGAACGGCTCGTTCTCCACTCTCGCTGCTTACACCGCATCCGGGAACAGCGGTGCGATGGCCGCAACCCAGGCCCCAGGGTCGCAGATAGCCATGCACGTCAACGGCACCTCCACCGCTGTGTTGATCAACCAGAACGGCGCCTCGGCAGCGACATCATCGACTATGAGCTCGTCCCTTTTCGACTTCGACTCGTCTTTGGATAAGTTCGTGAAGTCGGTGAAAGTTGACTACGAGCCGGGAACTGACGGGAACGGCGGGTCGGTTGATGTCGCGTATCGCACCAACAGCCTGAACTCCAACGCCGACACGTATACCACAGCCCAGATAGGTATCGCTGCTGGAAGCGAGGCTTCGATCAGCCAGTCATGCCGAAGCCTGGGTTTGAAAGTCACTCTGAACAAAGGCACCAGCACCTACGGGCCAGTGTTGAAACGCACCTATCTACGTGCAGCCCCTGTGTTGGATCAGTTCAAGAACCGGGAGCTGGTGATCGACTGCTCCGGCGACGGCGGCTTGGAAGCACGGGAGCTTCGTGACGGCACCACCATGGTCAGGTCAGGGAGAGAGCAGGTAGAAGACCTGATCCTTCTCGCCCAAACCACAACGCCGTTCACGGTGGTCGACAGGTTCACCAGCTTCAACGCCCTCGTCGATTTGAGCGACCCCGAGGGTTTTCAAATCTACGAGATCCACCAGGCTGACGATCTGCCCGCGCAGTCAGGCACGTTCGTTGTCAGGTTGAAACTCAGGCAGGTTTAGATGCCGCCCAGCATCGATGAACTTAAGAACATTCCGAACGCTGCTCAACCAACTCCCGGGATGGGGTTGACGCTCGACCATAACGGACTTCTATCGCAGAGCGTGCTCGCCCCGAGCCCAGTGACGAGCTATGTGCTCACCGCCGACACCACCGTTCAGCAGCAGAAATGGTCGACGGTTGCTGTCTCCTCGATCACCGGCTACCCAAACGACGCCACAAAGTTTCTGCGCGGAGACGGGACGTGGGCTTCTGTCTCCACTTCTTCGGTTGTGGCGCCGACCCACATCATGGGAGGTCACTCGAGCGGGGAGCTGGCTGTCACTGCAAACTCTGCTTATCTTGTTCCGATCTTCGGGCTCGTCACCCCGTCAATCGTCACACGGATTTGCTGGACGATGGCGACTTTGGTGGCCGGCAACTACGACGTAGGCATCTACTTCTCCGACGACGAAGCAACCTTCACACGGCTGGTGTCGAAGGGATCGACGGCCCAACCAGCGGCAGGGAACATCATCAGCACCATCGGATCGACCACTTTGACTCCAGTGACAGGACGAAGGTGGTACATCGCCATCGCTTTGGACTCAGCATCGGCTGTTGGTATCACAGCAAGCACCGCAACGAAGACAGGGTCTATCCCTGGGTACGTGAAAACCACATCGTTTGTTCTGCCCAGTTCGCTGACGGGAATGTCGGCCGCAACGTTCCTGCCTGCTCTCACAGCGGCAATCTAGAAACAAAGGAGGAACCATGAACATCAGCGCCCTGCTGATCCTGATCGCTGTGGTCCTGTTCGCGATCGCAGCCTTCGTTGCTTACCCCGCAACCGGGGCCACCCTCATCGCTGTCGGTCTCGCGGTGTTCGCTGCCGCCCACTTCCCGTTCGGGCCGGTGGGTTGAGAAGCATTTGGGACAACGAACATGAACGCACCATTGCCTATTACCAAAAGCTAGGGGTTCTCTCTTTGACCTACAAAAACCTGCCGCCGGTCGGCAGCCTCACGCTGCCGCAACTCGAGTTCAACCTCACCGCCAACAGCTCCAGTCGGCTCGGTGCGCCAATCCAGAAAGCCTGGGTCCACCGCTGGGCCGGAGGAACCTTCCAGAGCGTCGAGGACTGGTTCGACAACCCGCAGAGCGAAGCGAGCGCGACCTCTGTTTATGCGGGCGAGGTCGGTAAGGCCGCTGGCCGGTGCGTGCAGATGGTTCGGTATTCGCGGAAGGCGTGGACGGAAGCGTTCTACAACCGGACGGGCGTGTCACTGGAGTGCGGTGACGCGATGTGGCTCGGCCATGACCCCGAAGGGTTCGCTCGTGCAGCGCGGATCATCGCGTTCTGGTGCCACGATTTCAAACTGCCGGATAACTGGGTCCACGGTTGGACGCTCGGCCGCAAAGGGTTCCTTCGCCACGCCGATGGTGGGCAGCTCGCCGGAGGTCACACGTCCTGCCCGACGACCGATCTCAACCTGTGGCGGCAGTTCGTGGGTCGTGTGAAGGATGAGCATGAGTACGGTCGGTTCCGCAAAAGCTGGGGAATCAAATGAACTCCCTGCTGATCGCCCTCGTCGTCGCGGTGATCGGCCCGATCATCCTGTCGTGGCTGAACGGTCGGCAGCGTAAAGCGGAGAAGATACTCGACTGGGCACGCCAGGACGACGTAGCGGCGGAAGCGAAACGACAGCAGGGTGAGGTCGCGGCTCAGGCAGCAGAGGCTGCACGGCTTCTACTCGCGGAGAACAAGAAGGTCGCTCACACAGCCGCAGAGACGAACGAGAAGCTCGACGTGATTCACACTCTCGTCAACTCGAATATGACGGCGGCGATGCAGTCGGAGTACGACGCGACGGTGCGTGAGCTTGCGATGATGCGTGAGGTCGTCGCTTTGAAGAAAGCGGCGGGGGAGCAGCCTTCGCCGGAGGCGGTCGCCGCTATCGCGGCTACCGAACAGAAGATCGGGCAGCTTGCGGCGGAGTTGTCTGACCGGTTGAAGCAGGCGAACATCGTCGAGGCACAGGCAATCGCGTTCGTGAAACCCGAGGGGGCGAATTGATTGCTGTGATCCTCTCGGAAAAAGGGCAGCGAGACCGTGAAATCCTCCTAGCAGGGATCCCACGCAAAGGCGAAACGATCCGCCTCGCCAACGGCCGGGACCGTTCCCTTCTCGTTGAGCATGTGCTGTGGCTCGAAACAGGTAAGGGCGAGGCGATGCCCGAGGTCATCATCGTTGTGCGCCCCCAGGACGAAACACCCGACATTTAGGAGGAACGTATGAGTCTGCTCTGGATCATCCTGATCATCATTCTGGTGCTTGCGCTACTCGGGTTCTTCGGGCGCGGGAGGCTGTGATGGTTTCCCCTAGAGACCACCCCAATGCTAGTGCTGCCATCATCACCGGCTATCTCGCGTCAGCGATTGTGTACGGGGCGAAGAAAGCCGGGTACGAACTCACCGTTGAAGAAGCAACCACCGCATCGACTGCGCTGATCGCCTTGGCGTTGTTCCTGGCTGGCCCGAAGCGAAGGAACCACACAGCGACGCCCAGGAGGAAACCAGCGGTGAAGAAATGACCTTCCAAATTCGGGCCGCATTTTTGAAACCGGTGGCAGAGAAGTGACCTTGCTGCTAGCCGCGCTCGCTGTTGTGGCGCTAGGTTTCCTAGCGTTCGTCGCGCTCGACGCCAAAGCAGCCTTCGACGGGAACCCTGCCACACCGACCCTCAGCTCGAAACTGAAGGCGTGGCGACACCAAGGGCACAGTGGGGGCAGGACGCTCGCGATGACCGCCGCCATCTTCGTCGGCGGGTTCGGCCTTATCTACCTGTTCGGGCATCTGGTACTCGAGCTGTGGTGATGACGTGTTGTGGGGTGCCTACACCGGCGAAGGTTCCGACCTTCTCGAGTGGGAGCCCGCGTACTGCGAACCGCTGACCGGCCACACGAACGACATCGCCTGGGACGGCCCGGAAACGATCCTGTTCAGTTATTCGAGTGCGTTGCACGACAACACGAAGGCGACGAGGGACAACGAAGAGTGACCGCCGACACCGAAACCCCGGAGGAACTGGACAAAGAGTGGGTTCGGCTGCGCCGGCGGGAGGCGTCGAAAGCGGGGATGTCACGGGTTGAAGCGAGGTTGTTCGCGGAATCGGAGATCGACGTGGGGGATCTGAGGCGTCTTGTGGAGAAGGGGTGCCCGCCGGAACTGCTGGCAAGAGTCCTTCTGTAGGGGGTTGCATTCCGGGGCGTCTTTTGGTAACACCCGGTTAACACCCTTCCTAGACCAGGGGTGCAGGCCAAATCCGATCCTGTGGCGGGAAGGGAAGGGGTTTAGGGGTGTTCGAGCGAGCGGAACTCGAAGCATTGGCGGCGGTCCTGATGGCTCTCAGGGGTGCTTTGACGCAGATGGAGGCTCTGCTGAATCAAGGAGGGCCAGCACGACCTCCAGGATCTGGTCGACCCGTTCTGTCAGTTGTGCCACCTCACCCCGGAGATCCGGTGTAACAGCCTGGTCGCCGTGCAGTAACCAGTCCCGGGTCTGCCCTGTGGCCCTGGCGATCTCGTCCAACCTGTCCCACGGGACGACTTTGCTTTCCCAGCCCTGAACCGTCCTCCAATGGACCTGGAGCAGATCCCCTAGATCGGGTTGGGTTAGGCCGGCTTGGGTGCGGGCTTGTTTGATGCGTGCGCTGATCTCGGCACGGTTGAGTTCCGCCAAAAGGTTCTCCAGGTAGACGCCAGACGAGAACCCTCTTCTAGTCGGAACACTCGCTCTTTGCGACGAACGTTTCATGTGCTGCCCCTTGCATGTGTGTTCGATGTGTGCTTCAATCTGACACATGAACGATGTGTCCGCAAGAGAACAGAGGTTCTAGATGACCACGAGGGAAAAGGTTCTCGACTACGTCAACCAGGTCGACCACTCCCCCACCGTCCGGGAAATAGCCCGGCACGTCGGGGTGTCCCAGAGCACGGTCCACCACCACATCCTTGGCCTTGAGCGTGACGGACAGATCCGTTTGCTTGGGGAGCAGCGGCGGATCTACCCGGCGAAAGCCCCCGCATGAAATTCGTGATGAAAATTACAATCTGTGGGCTGATCTTCTTCGGAGCCCTGCTCCTAGGCCACCATAACGCGAGGGCCGCGAACTGGCCTGACAGTCGCCTAGACGCGATAGCAGCCTCTGTGGCGGGACACCCCGTTCAGGTGTACTGCGAGGACTCCTGGCTCCCCTGGAACCTGTTCTGGGCGCAGTACGGGTCAGATGGAACCTATGTGGACGGGTTCACCTACCCGACAGGGGCTCCGGAACTGTGGGTGTCGCCCAGTATCTGTTTCGACCTGCATTTGGCGTTGGAGCGGGGAGCCTATGCGGTGGGCTCATACCACTTCGCGCTAGCCATCCACACCCTCAACCACGAGGCCGTCCACCAGCGAGGCATCACAGACGAAGGGGTCACGGATTGCACAGCTCTGGCGTTGGACGCAGCGTCGATGGTGAACGTGTGGCACGTCCCCGCAACCATCACCCAAACGTATCTCGTGAAAGTCGTGAAACGGGTGCGCGGGCACAGGGTGACGACGCATCAGCCACGGTTCCGGACGGTCCAGAACCCGTTCCTATTGGACGCTCTGTCCTGGGACACCGCGCAGCATAAGGCGCGCCCGGCTGCGTACCAGGGGACCTGCTGATGCTGAGCGATTTCATCTTCGGCCCAGTGCAGTTCCTCAGTGCCGTGTTGGTTATCACCGCCTGCGTACTAGCCCTAGCCGGATGGTTCTGGAGCCGGTGATGGCTGTCCACGCCGAACCGATGTTCGAGCTTGTCTTCCCGGAGTCGAACCGGCAACTAGCTGAAGCAGAATCTCTCGACGCGATCCTGCTTGCTGCCGCAACCATTCGCAGCGACGGCGAAGATCTGTCCGGGGTTGTCGTGATGAAAGCCGGACGGTATGACCCGGCAACGACCGCGCTGATTGCTGAGGGGCTTGTATGACGCGCTTGGACCATTCAGTCCGTGATGGACTTGTTCGAATTCGTTCGGCGGGGAACACCAAGAGGAAGACCGGGCTTGTCACTACCGGGCAACTGAGCGTCCCAGCCCATATCCGTCGCTCGGTACCTGCTGACTCCGTGTTCCGAGCTGAGTTGACAGACGATGGAATCCTCTATCGCTTCGTTGATTGTCGCCCCGAAACGGATTCGATTCCTGTGGAAGAACGGCCTGCCTGGGCCCGGGAGACGAACGAGTGACCCAGGGGCAACGCATCCTCGCCATCCTCAACGACGGCAAACGCCACAGCCACCACGAGTTCTACGGGTTCTGTGTGTTGCACAGCCGCATCTCAGACCTACGCAAGAAGGGCCACAGCATCGTCTGTTTCAAGACCGGCGGTGTGTACGAATATCAACTGTTCGGGTCGGTGCAAGAGCCGGGACTGGTCCCCGCTATTGGCGGAGCGGATCGAGACCGACCGGCTCTTGGACCGTCTCGACACGGTCCTCCTGAACCGTCCGTTTCAGAGGCGGACGGTGACTGCGCTGGCCCTGGTCTCTCCCCCAGCAAGGCCCCTCCGGGGCCAGCGCAACTAAGCATCTTCGAGGCGGCGGCGTAGGTGGCGACGTGGGCGCAAGACCGGGACGTAACCCCCGACTGGAAACCAGAGAGGACGACGTGTAAGCACGGGCACTCTCTAGAGAACGCTTACATCAATAGCCGAGGCATCAAGGAATGTCGGCAATGCAAGCGAGATCGCACGAACAAGGCGAGAAGGCGGGAGCTTCCCTGCCCAAGTTGCGGGAAGATTCGTACCGTCTGGTCGAAGAGACAGGAGAAGTCACTCTGTCTCCAGTGCGACAGGCGCTCTAAGCGAGACCCTGGAACGACGGACATCACTTGTCCGTGCGGCAAGGTTTTCAAGCGAGGAGCTCGCGACCAGAACGTTGTCCATTGCTCACGTGAGTGTCGACGGCGATACGGCGGGTACGTCGACAGTGGCCGGATTATGCAGAAGGACAGGAAGGGGAAGGGTCCTTACGCAGGCAAGTGGATCGAGGGCTGGACGAAAGAAGCCAAAGGCGAATATGCGTGCCGGAACTGTGGTGTGTCTCCGGTTGATCTTCACCACGCAATCCCTCGCAGCAAGTGCAAGGCCATAGAAGCCGACCTTCGGAACGCTCTGCCGCTCTGTCGGAACTGCCATATGCGGTGGCATCACAAGACGATCACGATCTATCAGGACGTGTTCACCGAGGAGGAGCGTGTCTTCCTCCGCTCGGCGCCGTTGACCGGCGAGAACGCGGACGCCTGGATGGATCGCCACTATCCAAAGCGGCCCCCGGCTACTGACCCGGCTGAAGTTCGGGCTGACCTTGACCGGTGGCAGGCGCATTGGCAGGACCCGGCGGACGAACGCCTGTCCCCGTGGGACACCCAGTTCGAACCGCAACCCTGGTTAGGAGAGCTATGAGCTTCTGGGACGACTCGGGCTACGAACTCAGTGATCCGAAGCACCCGACGTTCCATGAGCGGTACGCGGACATCTGGGACAACCGCGACAAGACCCGCACCGTGCCGCGTTGTAGGTCCTGCGGCAACGTGTTCCTTCATGGGGAAGCACCGGACGGACTCTGCGGCTTGTGTCGCCGTAGCGACAAGGAGGACTAGTGGAAGAGATTGCTGTTGTTGAGGTTGGGCTACAGGAAGGCACCCGTAACGACGGGAGCACCTGGTCGCGGTGGACTATCAAGGACGGCAACGGTCGCACCTTCAGTACGTTCAACGAGGACTACGCGGCGAAGTTGAAGCAGGGCTCACGGGCGCTGATCGAGTTCGAGGAGAAAACCCTCACCCCCGGTCGTGACGGCAGTCCACGGAAGGTGAAGAACATCACCGCTGTGGAGGCGACAGGGAACGTGACCGGGCCGGAGCCCGGCTACTCGCAGCAGAAACCAACCGGCGAACGTGACGAAGACAAGGTGGCCCTCGGCAAAACCCGGTGCCTCCTCTGGGCCGAGCTTCTCTCCGGGCTGTCCTCGAGCCTCTACGCGCAGCACAAGGGCGACCTCGGCTCGTTCATCCGGGCGTCTGTGGTTCTGGTGGCGGCTGCGGAGAAGGACATTTTCGAGCGTCCTGCCGGGGACGACGGGTTCCCTTTTAACGAGGACGAGTAGTGGATGCCCCGGAAACTCAAAAGCGCACCGGGCGAATATGTCGGGTGGGGCCAGATGCCGGACCAACCCCGGGACTGCATGTATTGCGGGAAGGCGATCAGGATCACGCGGGAGTCGTGCGGGTTCAAGACGTTCCCTCCGTTGGAGTCGTGGCATTGGGTGTGCCGGCAGGAGGAGCGGCGGAAGCTCTCAGAGAGAGCCTCGAGCTGATGCACCGAGACCTGGGTTTGTGGATCAAGGCGATGGCGTGAAGCGACCGCGTGTCACTTGGGAAGACTGGTGGATTCGTTGTTGGCTTGATCGCCACGACTGGTTCATTGACATAGGCACCTCTCACGACGTGAGGCGATGCGCTCGCTGTTGGGCGCGTGACTGGTCGTATGAGGGCGACTGGCCCGAACGTCAGAAGCGCGGAGATTGGCCCAAGGCGGCGGCGTGACTTGGGTGAAGCTAGATGACCACTTCGCTGACCACCCGAAGATCCTTGGGCTGTCAGACGCCGCCTACCGCGCCTACGTCGATGGGCTCTGTTACTGCGCCCGCTACCTCACTGATGGGGCTATCCCCACCGCCGCTGTCAAGGTCGTATCAAGGAGGCGGGCCAAGGTGACTGCCGAGCTCCTGGAGGCGGGGTTGTGGGACCAGAACGGCAAGGGCGTCGAAGTTCACGACTACCTCACCTACCAGGAGCCCGCCGCGACTGTCCTCGAGAGGCGCCGTAGGGATTCCGAGCGGAAGAAGAGGGGGAAGCCGTAATGGATTCCAAGCACCCCGTACCCGTACCCCAACCCGTAGAGAACAGAGCCGGGGGAAGAACCACAACCCTTAGCGTTGTAGATCCCGTTAGAACCAAAGGCGCTAGTAGTGAGGAATACGCTTTAGGTACAGGTAACTCAGAGCCCCGCTCGTCTAATGGCCCAAGACACCGCCCTGTCGAGGCGGAGACCGGAGTTCGATCCTCCGGCGGGGCGTCCGATCAGCGGCTTCACGCGCTCTGTTGCCAAGCCTTCGACCTCAAGGGCACGGGGTATTTGCGGGATGCGTGTGATGCGATCGTGGTGGAGTGGCATCGTCGTCACCTCGTTGAGCTCTTGAGGGAGACCGCGTGACCTTGACTGCGCGTCTTATCCAGCAGGTCCTCGATGAGAAGGTGGACGCGGACCCAACCATGTGCCCGGACTGCAAGCACCCGCTCGCAGTCTATGGCGATGAGGAAGGTTGTTTGCTCTGCCGCCACGATCTTGCGAGGAGGCTCCAGAAGGTTCTGAAGCGCCGGGCAACCCCGACGCGGCGCGGTGGTTGTAAGGAGTGCGGTACGCGTTTGGATGCTCGGACGCCGGGCTGCAATGCCTGTGACAACCGAGCCGCGTATCGCCGGCTTGGGAAGCGTTATGGGGTGGCGGCGTGACTTTGCCTGTGGATAGGGGTTTGCATCCTGGTTCGTGGGAGGTGCGGTTCATCGAAGCCACCGCAGAGCTACTTGCGAAGGGGTGGTCGTTGGATGAGTTGCGGGGTTTGGTGACGGATGTGTGGGACGCGGAACAGATCTTCTCGGACGAAGCGGAGGCGTCGTGATCGAGATGGACAGAAGTGGTCGTTGGCTCATGCTTGTGCTCTGGGCGTTCTTCTTCGCGTTCGGTTTTTTCATTGGATCGTGGGTGGCGTCATGATTGGCCGTACGACCAGGCTTCTCATTCGCTTGCTGGGCTGGCGCCGGGGGATCACTATCGCCGCTCGGTTGGGCTGGATCGAGCGTGTAGAGATCCAGGGCTCAGGCGAAGAGGAGAAGTTGTGTTCGCGGTGCGGCGAAACGCCAGCCCATTATCCGGAGGATGACCCTGAGTTTTGTCCTACTTGCTGGTGGGAGCCGGGGAACGCGTGACTGCTCTGGAATCAGAGGTTGGGGTGGTGTATGTGGAGGTTATGGCTCTCCTCTACACGGACGCGATCGACCGCTACCTCGGTGATTTGGCCCGGCGCGGCAAGGCTGAGCGGACATGCGTCACATACCGCCGCTGTCTAGACGACTTCAACGACTCGTTGCCTTACCGAACGGTGGTGAACGACATCACCAAGAACGAGGTGCGTCGCTTCCTAGACCGGTTCAACCATCTCTCGCCGGCCACACGTGCTCAGAAAGATTCGATCCTCAGAGGGCATTTCAAATGGCTGTACTTCGAGGGTGAGTTGAAGGCGAACCCGATGGAACGGATGTTGCCGCCGAAACGTCAGCGCGACGAAGACAAAGACGTACTGACGATCTCCACGAGTGACGTGATGAAGATGCTTGAGGCGGCTCAGGGATGGACGGAAAAACTCACGATCGGGATTTTGGCGTACACGGGGGCGAGGCGTTCCGCTGCGTCAAATCTCAGGGTTTCCGATTGGGATCCCGTGACCGGGAAGCTGCGGTTCGTGGAGAAGGGATCGAAGACGATCTGGAAGACGGTCCCGAAGGTGCTGGCCGCGATGATCGAGGATTCACTCAAGGCTCCGCGTTCGATGGGCTGGAAGTTGGTTACGGGCAGGTGGGTTCATCGCGGCTACCGCGACGTGATGGACGACGACTATCTGATCCCTTCAGCCACGTCGCATCGCAACGAGAAGCGCGACAACCGTGTGATCGAGATCGCCGTCCGGAACGTTTCGCAACGAACCAAGATCAAGGCGACACCCCACACGTTCCGTGCCGCCTATGCGGTCAACTTCCTCGAGCGGTATCCGGGCGACATCGAAACGCTGCGGGTGAACATGGGCCACCAGCGGCCGGAGACCACCCAGATTTACCTTCGCCGTTTGAACCGTGACGCGGCGATGGAACGGAACCGCGATTTCGACTACAACGATTCTCCCGCAAATAGCGAGGAATCGTTGGTGCCGCTGGTTGAGGCGGAGAAGGAGGGATTCGAACCCTCGATACCCACCCCACTTCAAGAACAGAAGGCTAGCGCACAACCTGGGCCAAAACCGCTGTTGTCGGAGGGGGACGAGCAGCCGGGTAAAGCCGGACACGCGCCTGAGAATGGTCGGCCGTCCCCCGCCGAGAGCAGCCCGCTCCTGGATGACCTGGTTGAGCGGATCCAAACCGTGTCCCCGACGGAAGGAAAGGCGTCCTGAGAGTGCTCACGATCGCTCTTGTCACCCTCCTACTCGCCACTACCGCCGCAGCGGCCAAACGACCGTTGCACCGGTTCCCGCACTGGTGGTACCTCCAAGCCGTCTGCGTTCACCGCGGCGAGTCGCATAACTGGCGGATCGTCAACCCACCCTACGCCGGCGGCTTCCAGTTCATGTTGAGCACCTACAACCGTGTTGGCGGCCGGGACGCGGGTTCGCTTTCCGATCTCGCCTCGCACATACCGAACGAGCAGTATTTCCACGCTTGGTTGGTGTGGAAACAGGACGGGGGATCTTGGCGTGAGTGGCCGAACACGAGTCGAGCGTGTGGCCTGAGATGACTTACTCGGCTCAGAAGAGGGATCAGATGCTCGAGACCTATGCGGAGCTGCGGTCGATCCCTCGGACAGCGGAGCGGCTGGGAGTTGGTAGCGGCACGGTCGCCAATGTGCTGCGTGAGAAGGGAGTTTCGCGGCGTCCTATCGGAGGTGTCCGTAAAGACCCAGGGCAGCCCCCCAGATGGGCAAGGCGGAAGGCTTCGAACGGATACATCACTTGGTATGGGTGGATCGGTGGCAAGGATCGCTATGCCACGCTTTCGGAGCATCGGCTTCTTGTCGAGCGTGAGATAGGCCGACCGCTCCACCGCAGCGAACAGGTCCACCACAAGAACGGTTTGCGGGACGACAACCGCTTGGACAATCTCGAGCTCCGCCTAGGCAATCACGGCAGCGGCGCGACTCACTGTCCTCATTGCGGTGGTTCGCTCGTTGTTCCATTGGAGTCGGCGTGACTGGTGGTTCTCGTCAACCCACACCCCCAACTTTCGACCGACCGACCGATAGTTATGGCCACCGTTCGCGCTGGACAGCGGACGAGGTTGAGGATCACCGGGCTTTGGAGGAGGAGTTCCGGGCCTGGGCCTCCAATCACGGCGCCATTTGGTTTGACTCCGACACGCGTCTGGCCCAGAAGATCGCCTTTGTTCTTGACATCACCCTGGAGTGGACGACGTGAGTGAGTCTCGTCAACCCACAGAAGAAGAACTGAAAGACGCTCTGGACGCCGTGCGTGATCTCATGGATGACGATGACACGGTGGGAGTCGCTGCGGTGATGCGACTTGGGATTCTTGTCGGCCATCTTTGGGATTCCAGCGTGGCTCAGAGAGACGTAGTAGCCGCACAGGACAAGGCGCTGCGTCGAATCGCGGCGATCAAAGACCAGCACACATGGTCGGAGGACGACGCTCTAGAGGCTGCCGAGATCGCGGCTGCTGTGGTTTCTGGGCCGAAGGAGGATTGGATGGCACCCACAGAAGAAGAAGTGCGGGCACTGATCGCAGAAGCGCGTGGTGCGTCTGGATCGCCGAGCATCGGGCAGCTTGTGCCTGAGCTTTGCGATGCGCTTGAACGGGAACTGGCTCAGAGAGACGTAGTAGCCGAACTTGAACATGCGATATGGGATCTCGTCGCCTGCTCCGAAGTCATTGGAGACGGCAACTTGTTCGGGATGGAATTGTTGCGGAATATCGCCCGTTACCGCGAGGCTGTGGCTGCTGTGGCTGCTGTGGTTGCTGGGACACCGGAGGATACGCGCCACGATGGCGCGATTCTTGGCGCTATTACGAAGCGTTGGGAATCCGGGGAACTCATTGGTGACGCGCCTGGGCTGGAAATGGTCGTGAGCGAACTGATTGGGATCGCGGAACGACTTCAGGCGCGTGCTGTGGTTTCTGGGACACCGGAGCGACCGACCCGTTTCTGCGGGGTGTGCGGACATCCGTCTGTGTCTGCGTATGCCGGTGGGTGGAAATGCCGTGACTGCGGGGCTGTGGTTGCTGGGACACCACCAGAGGAGCAGCAGTGAGCACATCCGAATCAGGGAACGGTCTACAAGATTTCCTGCTGTCGCTCAGCTTCCGCTGCTTGTGCGACGAGCCGACTCAACACGGACGCCGGATTACTCACCCGGAGTGTCCTGTGCATGAGAAACAGGCATTCAAGGATTTACTCGGGGCTGTAGCTGAGGCTGATGCAGCCCTCGCCTCGGCCTTCGATGCCCTGACGGACACGTCGGTTATGGGGCTCGTCAGTCATGCGATAGCGCGACTCCGTGATCCCTCGCTGGGGGAACGTCCGTGAGGCCTGAGTTCACGCTTACCGTCAAACGGGACGCTCTTGGTGGGGATGGCAACAGGGAGTTGCGAGCTGTTCAGCGAGCGACTCCACCGGAAGGTTGTGGTGGGACACCACCAGAAGGAGAGACGCCGTGACGAGGGAGGTTGAGCGTTTTATGCGGAAGGTTCAGCAGGGCGAGGGCTGCTGGCTGTGGCTTGGCACCAAGTCAGACGTTGGCACGGGGACGTACGGCGTTGTCTATGACCGTGCTGTGCGGCGGACCACGCAGGCCCATCGGCTTGCCTACCGATTGTTCAGGGGCGAAATCCCGGCGGATCTGACTGTCGATCATCTCTGCCGCAACACCCTCTGCGTCAATCCTGAGCACATGGAACTCGTGACGATGAGAGAGAACATCCTGCGTGGCTCGTCTCCAGTAGCGAAGAACGCCAAGAAGACGCACTGTCTAAACGGGCATGAGTTCACGCCCGAGAACACGATCCAGCGACACGATGGTGGCCGTGGGTGCCGCATCTGCCAACGCGCCTATCAGCGGAAATGCAACAGACGCCGGTATGCCGAACTGAAGAAGATCGCGGCGTCCTATGAGTCGGTGGGTGGGTCAGCCGAGGAGCCGAAGTGACCGAACCTTGGAGTCCTTATAGCGGCGAGGAGGAGTTCCACGACCACATGACGGTCGGCGAGCCGCCTCGGGTGTTGGAACCGGCTTTGGAGGCGGCGAACCGGATCATCCATGGTAACGGGACAGAGAACGATTCGCAGCTGGTGGCCGGGGTGTTGATCCAGTTGGTGGATGAGGTTGTGAAGCCGTGACGCTGGTCCCGCCTCTCGTTCGCGGCGCGTGGGTTCGCCCTGGTGGCGGCACGTTCCCCGATCAGCAGAAAGCGCGTGGGTTTGGTGTGGACCAATTTTTTTGGGACGCGACCGATCCTGCTGCGGATCATCCGAAGAAGCTGCCGGGTGTGTTGGATGACATGCGGAAAGCCGGCTGGAAGGTTGGGATAACGAGGGATCCGCAGTGGGACGGTTACAGCCATCCCTTTGGTTGGTACGGCGCACAGCTTTCCAAGGACATCACCGATCTCGGTTGCGATGGGAAGCAGTGTTCGGCCGTCCTGGACGGCGAGGTCCACGACTCCAACAGGATCCTGGCTGAGTTGAAGGCGTTTCGGAAGCTGCGGCCGGGCCGGTTCCTCTATTGGACGATGGAGCCAAAACAGGGCGGCATCATGTCGGACGAACTGATCGCCTGGATCAACAACGACCCGTTGACGTGGGTTGTGATCCAGAAGTACCGGAACCGGATGCAGCCGGTCAGCGAACGTGCCGTCATTGACGATTTGCGGGCTCGAGGACTCCGGGAGGACAAGATCCTGGTGTATTACGAGCGGTACGAAGAGGGGTTTGAGGGGATCATTTTCGACATCGCGAACGCCGCATGATGGGCAACCCAAACACCGCACCCCCACCGGAGGAAACCGTGTGGGTTCCAGCCGTGCCTCTACCTTTGCTTGGTTGGCGCACTGACCGCTGCATGTGCGGCGTGCGATTCCGAGGAAAGAACCGCCGGGCCGCGTACGAACTGCATTACCGCCGCGAGCACGAGTCGCCTGAGTCAAGCGTGCAGATGGCGGTGTCTCGTTCTGAAGAAGCGGCCCTCACGGAGCCATGCACAGATCCGCCCGCCGACACTTGCGCTGACCCGGTGTGCCCCGCGCATGGCGACATCCTCAATGTGATGACCGAGGAGCAAGCGCTAGAGGAGGGGTTGTGAGCGGCCGTGGATGCCGCATTCGCCAGCGCCGGGAACATCGAGCGTGGGAGCAACGCAAACGAGAAGGTGTTGCTGTGTCTCCTACCCCAACAGAAGAACCGCAGCCATGAACGAAAAGGAGTACCGGGTGACTGTGAGCGTTGCTGCGGCCCCTGATGAGGCTGCCCGGCTCCGTGTTCTCCTACGTGATGCTTTGGAGGGTTCTGGGTTCCGGCTCACAGCGGGCGTGACAACCGTTGAATCGTGGCTTGTGGTGGCGATGGGGGTTCCGCCGGCACCGTTCAACGGGTCCCGTGGGAGGCCGGAGTCTGAGCATGTTCGGAGGGGGTCTTGATGTCCGGCCCGAGCACGATGATTCGGTGTGTGAGCACTGATGGCTGGTCCCACGATGGATATTCAGATGGAGAGACGCCACAAAGAGGCGATGAAGCTGGTGCCGTTCTGCGACGAAACAGACCGGATTCTGCTGCTCGCGGAGGTTATCTGGCCGTCGGAGCGTCTAGCGGAGCTGGAGAGTGAGGCAGGGGTCGTTCCACAAGAGCCTGACAGACCTGTACAGGCTCACTCCTAGGCTCCAGGCCCTGGACACACTGTTGGACTACTTCGTGGCGGTACAGGAGACGCTGTGGTCGTCTGAAGGGTACGACGCAGGCGACGAGACCGGGATCCAGTCAACCATCTTCACGTCAAGCCCCTCCTACAGAGCCCTGGAACGGCTGGTGAGGGAGCTTAGGCTAGTGGAGCCTCCAACATATTGGCATGTTTCGGAGTGGTATTTCAGGTCGAACAGGTTCCCCGTCTACACGCCCCCCAGAACCATCCGCTACCGGAGTCATGGCACCCTGTTCGAGGACACCCGGTTGACCCAATCCCACCAGCTACGGCTCTCCTTCAACCGCCAGGTATTGGTCGATCAGGTGAAGGAGGGTGTGGATTGGCTCGGCTCCAACTGGGACAACCACGCTGGGGAGCCGGTGGGCCGGTGGCAGGACGGGGGCGTGATGCGATGGCCGCTGGAACCGTTCGTGCCTGACGAGTTGACCGCCGAGTTTCTGCCCGGCGATGAGGTGTTGAGCGCCGCGTGATGGTGATATCCGACTCGATGTGGTAGCGTCCCGGGCGAGCGCCCCCTGCCCATGAACTGCCGCTACTGGACCGGAACGACGTGCGGCAACCACGCAGATACGCTCCTCACCTACAAGACAGACACAGCGCGGGTCTGTGCTAGTTGCGCCTCTATCATCTTGGGGAACCAGCAGTGGATCCTCCGCCGGCACCCAGAGCTCGAGGCTTCTTGGCGGCTACAGGGTGGGGCAGGAGCCTGAACACCCCGTGTTCGGGCGACACCAAGAACTAGCCGTCACAGATCTTGCAGAAAGCCCCAGCAGGCACACGGTGAACGCACACCACGTCGTTGTTTGGTCGGGCGGTCTTCACAGGAGCCGCGCTCACAGCCTCCGAAGGAACAGGCAAGGGTGAAGGGCGAACCCGCAGCGGCTTGGTCCCCAACGATTGCAGCTCCTCGGTCACCACATGGGAACGCAGGGCGAGGATGATCTCACCATGCAGCGAACGAGACTGACGCCCAGCCAGTGCCTTGAGCGCAGCGTGTAGCTCATCATCAAGACGCAACGTGAATGACACCACAGTAGAACCATAGTAGTTCTACCACTGGACACCACACACACACCCATCCACTACATGATCTCCCCTTGGTCGAGCCAGCCTGTCCACTCACCATGAATACGCACAAACTCGGGCTTATTCGCTGTCACAAGCCCCATTAGTGGGGTATTCGGGCTCATTCCCCATGGTTTGGTGGGTGGGGAAGGTGACTAACTGTGGTTAGAGCCCCTGGTCTGGGCTCAAGCCCGGGCATTTAAACGCTCGCTACCTATAGAACGATCATACGGCCGATCCACTTTTTGGCTGGAAACGAACTCTGTCCGCCCACACATCTAGTGTGTGACGTACTGATGGTGTGTGTTTCGGTGAAGTGGTGTTCGCGGTGCCGGGAGCCGTTGCCGGTCGACTTGTTCTATGGCCGTGACCATTACTGCAAGGTTTGCCGACGGGCTCAGACTGCTGAGTCGGCGGTCGCGTATAAGCCTCGAAGGGCAGAGCTCCAAAAGGCGCGGCGTCGGGATCCGGTGTTCCGTGAGCGGGAACGTGAGTATCAGCGTTCTCGACCGGCTCCTCCTTCGGTGAAGAAGTTGATCTGCTGCCCGATCTGTCACACAGATTTTTTTGGGGCTAAGAACCAAACCGTGTGTTGCGAGTGTCGGGAGGATTGGGGGGCTCGGAAGAAGTACGTTCGCTGGGGTCTGACTCCTGAGTTGTATGGGGAGTGGAAGCGTGCGGGGGTTTGCCACATGTGTGGTGAGCTGGCTGCGGGTCGTATGTCGATCGATCATTGCGAGACGACTGGTCGGTTGGGGTATGCGCATCAGCGGTGCAATCTTGGTGTTGCGCAGGCCCGTCATGACGTGAAGGTGTTGGGGGCGTGGATCGCCTATCTGTCGTGACGGTTGTTCGATCGATCAGGGCGTTGCCGGAGCAGTGGGACCGGTGGCGGGGGGTTGCGGTGGCGCGGGGGTTCACGTTGAACCGGTGGGCTGTCAGGACGTTGGATACCGAGGCTGACCGGGTTGAGGCCGAGGTTCGCCGGGTGGAGTCGGAGAAGTCTCAGAGGGAAGCGTTGATTCGGGCGAAAGGCGGCGACTACTCGTGAACGGCGAGACGATGTTGGTCTACACAACGAGGGAGGGCGATTACTTCAAGCCGCTTCTTGACGAGGTTGGGAATGTCCGGTTCTTCAGCCAGGAGGAGTACGAAGAGGTTGTGCGGACCGGGGTTTTGCGATGGATGGATGTTCCTTCTCGGCATGAAGTAGAGGGTCACCCGAAGCTGATCATGCTGGTTCGGATCGAAGCGAACCACGATTTCATCCTTGGTTCGTCGCGTGAGGAGGCCCGCGATGCCGTGGCCTGAGAAGCAGCGCGAAGCCATCTTCCTGAGTGTCCAGAGGAAGAAGGGCACAGCGGCCGCGAAGAAGGTTATGCGCGAGGCCGGATACGGCAAGAAGAAGGCCCGGAAGAAGAAGTGACGACGTTTGTGTTCCCGGCGCAGGTGTTCGTTGAGGGCGACTCGCCCGAGGAGGCGATGGAGAAGCTCGCCGACACTCCTCTTGCTGAGTGGCCGGTGGCTGTGACGTATGACCCGAAGGTATGGGTTTACCCGGCCAGGGCCGAGAAGTGAGGGTCGAAAAGATTTCGGGCCGGAAATTGAAACGCGACGGGGTTCGCATCCGGGTGGTGGCCTGGTGGTTGTTGCGTACCCGGTACCGGCTTGTGGAAGAGGACGGGTGGCGGCTCGAGGTGAAACGCCGGGGATGGTGGACGTTTGGGTGTGCGTACCCGGAGGGCGACAAGAGACGGTGTGAGGTGGCTGCCCGGAACGGGGCGTTGAGTTCAGCCAGGGGTTACGCGGGCTGGGCGAAACTAACCCCGCTGGGATATGCCCGGATGCTGGTAGGCCGCTAGTGCGCGTCTGCTTTCTGCCGAAGAACATCGACGCCAGCGGGTGGTATCGGTGTTTGTTCCCGGCGCATTATTTGACGGAGCGGGGGCATTTCGCGCAGTGCCCCCCAATGGCCTTCACGAGACCAGATGGGCAACCCGTGCAGGTGTTCCCCGACGGGCAGCTACCGGAAGGATGGGTGACGTGTAGTTTCGGGGATTGGCCCGACGCGGACGTGTACGTGCTGCAAATGGCGAACACCCCGAACGTCCCGGAGATCATCACTCAGATACACGAGGCCGGGAAAAAAGTTGTGGTTGAGGTCGACGATGACCTTTTGCATGTGCCGGCTTACAACCCGTTCAACGACGACCCGGCGGTGTTTCATCAGACGGTGGCGATGGCCGACCATGTCACCGTGTCCACACCTTCGTTGAAGAGGTCTTACGAGAAGCTGAACCCCAACATCACCGTTTTGCGGAACCGTCTCCACTGGCCCATGTGGAGCGAACTAGCCCCGGTGTATGAACGGCGAGAGTGGAGGCGGCTGCGTGTTGGCTGGATGGGGATCCTCGAATACCACAAGGCAGACTTGGACGTTGTTAAGCCGTGGCTCGGAGAATGGTTGGCGGCACACCCAGACGTTGAGTTCGTCTCGGCTGGGGGAGCAGACGTACACGAGTACCTTGCCATCCCCGAAGCCCAAAGAGTCACCACCGACCGGACCGACTACCGCCACCTAGAGCTCGCCTACATCACCTCGGTGATGGACATCGGGTTGGTTCCGCTGGCCCAGAACAGGTTCAACGAAGGCAAGTCGTACCTGAAAGGCTTGGAGTACTCGGCGTGCGGGATTGTTCCGTTAGCGACCCCAACCGCCCAGTACAAAGAACTCATCGAAGACGGAACCAACGGTTATTTGTGTGAGCTGCCGTTCCAGTGGAAAGCCGCGCTTGACAGGCTCATCAGCGCACCTATGCATCTGAACCGGTTGGCGCACGCTGCGTATGTCAATGCCCAGGACTTCACGTACGACACCGCGATCGAAGAATGGGAAACCCTCTACCAGGCGCTTGCTGACCAGGCTGCCGCGAGGAAACAGTTGTGGACACCGGAACCAGCGGTAGCGTAAAAGTCACCGTCATCACCCCCACCCTTCCGGAACGGGTGAAACTTTTGGAGGAGTGCAGTGCCTCAGTCGAAGCGCAAACCATCAAGGTCACGCACCTGGTCGCGGTCGACGGGAAGCGTTTTGGTCCGCAACGTACCCGCAACAACCTTGCGAAAGATGCGACCACTGAATGGCTCCTCCCACTCGATGACGACGACGTACTCGATCCCGATTGCTGTGAGCAACTGGTCCGAGCAGGAGTAGACGCTGATGTCGTGTACCCGTGGACACGCATGGACGGACGAACCGACTGGTGCCCCAACAGGTTGTTCAACGCGAAGATGTTGTTCCGACGGAACTTCATCCCGAACACCGCGCTGATACGGCGGGACATGTTCAACATGGTGGGGGGCTACCACAACCAGCCCCTCGAGGACTGGGAGTTGTGGCAGCGGATTTGGTTGCACGGCGGACGGTTCAAATGTGTTCCCGAGGTCTTGTGGACGTACAGATTCCATGACGGCAACCAGTTCCAGTCCGTAGCCGCGTAGATGGATCCGCACATCGAAGACGCCATGCAGGTCGCTCGCGAAACACGGCACAAGAGCGATAACCCAGAAGCCCTTGTTCTCGCCGAACACGTTGAGTTTCTTGTCCAGGCTTTAGAGGATGCGGAAACAAAACTGGATGAGAAACCAATTCTTGATACGAACATGGATGAGTCTGATGTGTCCACCATTGTTCAGATCTACGATGTCGCTGAGCCGAGAACATGCACAAGAGCAAATTGCTACGAACAAACATCCTGGTTACTCTCAGCGGTTTTCACGAACGTCGAGCCGGACGAACATGGCATGCACACGGGAAAATCGGTGACTCTGCCGGGTTGCACCAAACACATCTTCCAGTTCCTCGATGAGATGGTGTTCACCGAGGAATGAAACTTGCTTGTGAGATCGTGTTTCTACTCTGGTTCGTGCTGTGGCTGGTGCATGTGACGTGAATATGTTGTCGGTCATCGTTGCGCACAACCGGTTGGAGTACACCAAACGAACCATCGAGAGTTACCTTGAAACGTCTGGCGAACTGGGCAGTCGTTGCTTGATCGTTGTCGACAACGCAAGCGATGACGGAACTCGCGAGTGGCTAGATGACCGTGCTGACGTTGTTCTCAACGACAAGAACCTGTTCCCCGGCGCTGCCGCGAACATCGGTTGGCACCACGGACTGAAAGCCTTCGATGCCGATCTGCTTCATCGTTCCGACAACGATGTGGAGTATCTACCCGGCTGGCGAGAAGAAGTAGAACAGACTTTCGAACGACTCCCTCATCTCGGGCAGTTGGGGATCTTGAACGCCCACGAGGACTACCCAGACGGTCCCCCTTACGAGGAACGCTGGGGGTTGTGGCTGACCAACCCCGGCGGCAACTCAGTCATTCGGAGAGAGATCTATGACGAGGGGTTCCGGTGGGTTCCCGGCACGTGGCGTCCCGGCGGCAACGACGAAGACACCCAAGCATCCACAGAGATCATGTCGCGTGGGTGGATGGTTGGCCGGCTGCAACCCACCGTCGCGAACAACATCAGCTTTCATCGGTTCAATGACTTTCCTCAGTACTATCGCCGTACCGCCCTCCTGCGCGGATTGAATCCGGAGACAAGTGTCTGAGACTGAGCTTGCCTGGGCCGCTGGTTTCTTCGATGGCGAAGGAAGCACCATGGTGGCTAGGTGCAAGCCGAAAGCGGTTGAGTACTACTACTTCCGTCTCTCGGTTGGGCAGACGAATCCTGAAACGCTAGAGAGGTTCCAGAGAGCCGTGGGCGGTATGGGAGCAATTAGCGGTCCTCGGCTCCGTAAGGACGGACGCAAACCATTTTGGCAGTGGCAACTTACGGGCCAAAAAGGGATAGAGGTTATGGAGCAGCTATGGCCGTATCTCTCTGAGGAGAAGAGAAACCAGTACGTCAGAGCTCGTGCGGAGATCCGGGAGCATCGTCTTAAGAACAACCTGGGCGGCAGAGACGAAATGGCGAACTTCAGGCGTAGTGACCGAAAGGTTCTACGGCAACCAACACTCTGGTAGGAGGAGATCATGGCGAAAGAGAAACTCACCACATACGAGGTCGGCGGACAGAAGATCACCGTCAACGACGTGATCAGCGTTATCAAGATCCCCCAATCCAACGAAGACATGTACAGCACAACCAAAGGACTGTTCAAGGGCTCGGAGATTCCGCAGGAGCTCGCGGACGAGATCGACGCCGCCGACGCTTCTGATCTCGCGGAGGAGAAGGCTGAGGGCTGATGGCGGGCACGAAACCGAATGTGAAGCTGGTGTGGTCGGAAACGGACAAGCTGCGGATCCGGGCTGGGTGGGCGTACTGGTCGCCACGACCTAGCAAGTCGGCTAGCCGCCAGGACATCATCCAGGGTTTCTATCCCGGCCAGCGTAAGGGTTGATCAGTGTCGTTGTGCCGACCATCGCTGGGCGTGAACGCCATCTCGAAACCTGTCTTCGTGGGTACGAAGAGAACACCGAAGACTACGAGGTCATCGTCATCAAGGACAAGCCAACCTGCGGAGAAGCTTGGGTCGAAGGAGCTAGAAGATCTAAGGGAGACTTTGTCCACTTCAGCGCCGATGATCTGTATCCACATCCATCGTGGTCGGTGGCGGCGATGGAAGTGGTACGCCGAGGTTTCCTACCCGCCCCCCGAATTCTGAACGATGACGGCACGCTTCAAAGCTGCGGCGGGTCTGATGGCTGGGAAACTGAGCATCCCACGGGCTACCAAACGGACTTCAGCCGAATCCCTTTTTTGTCCCGGCAACAGTGGGAACTCCTTCATGAACAAGTCGACACGTTCCTGGGAGCGCATCACTATTTCACCGACAACGCTTGGGGTTACGCGGGGGCAAAGCACGGTATCTGGACGGGTGTCCATCGCGGTTACGCATTTACGCACTCACTAGCCGAGGCTGGTCGGGGTGCTGGGATGACGTGGGAGCAACGCATGTGGGCCGACCGGGCGAAGTTCGACCAGTGGGTGCTGTGGCTGTCTGGAGCCTGACCCCGTTCTTCGACGAGTTGGACATCCTCGAGATCCGACTCGCAACCCTCGATGACGTCGTGGACTGGCACGTCATCGGCGAATCGCCCGTCACGCATTCTGGCCACCCGAAGGAACTGCATCTCCTCAAAGACCTCCACCTCCCAAGGTGGGACCCGTGGCGGGACAAGATCATCCACCGTGTTGTTGAGATGCCCACGGGGGTGCATGACTGGACCCGGGAGAAACGTCAACGCAAATGTTTGTGGTACGGGTTCAAAGGCGAACCCTCAGACCGCATTCTCCTCAGCGACCTTGACGAGATACCGCATCCCGACGCTGTGCGGGCGATAGACACGGATAGCGCGATCTTGTTATGCAACATGCACGTCGCCAAACTTAACTGGCGCTGGAAAGAACCAGCCCATGAGTCGTGGCAGATCGCAAGGATCTTCCCCGCCCGGGCCATCGGCACAGACTTCCAGGATCTAGAAGAAGCCAGGTTGACGCACATGGAGCCCGTTGGTCCGCCCGGCTGGCATTTGTCGTGGATGAACAACCCCGAGTACAAACTCAGGTCGTTCGTTCATCAGGAGCTTGTCCCCCACGCTGATCTTGCGGGGGCGCAGATGGGGATGCCCTTGTTCCCCGACGTGGTGAAACAAGAACTCGAATGGACAGATGACCTGCCCCCCTATGTACTCGACAACAAGGAGAGGTTCGCGCACATGATGGTTGAGAGGCCGTGAGGATCCTCGTTACCGGCAGCGCCGGGTTCATCGGCACCCACCTCTGCCGCGAGTTGCGCGAGCACGGCCACCATGTCGACGGGGTAGACATCGACTTCCACGGCCGGTCGGTGGACGAGGTGATGTTCGGCAAGGACATCAGCAAGCCCGATGACCTCCGGGAGCTGTTGAAACTCAACTCACCCCAGATGGTGATCCATCTTGCCGCGAAGGTGGGGAGACTGTTCGGCGAGGACGATGTGCAACGCACGATCGCGGACAACGCGGGGATCACCGGGTTGGTCGCTCGGGAGTGCGGGGAGCGCAACATCCGTTTGGTGTACGCATCCACCAGCGAGGTTTACGGTGATGAGGCGAACGTCACCTGCTACGAAGAGAACCTCGGCAAGAGCGTGGCGCCGCACCGGATACCACATAACGCTTACGGATTGAGCAAACGTTGGGGTGAGGAGATTTCCCGTCTCTACTGCCCTCAGGGGTTGACCATCCTGCGTCTCTCAATGCCGTACGGTCCCGGTCTTCCAGCCGGCCGGGGCCGTGCCGCCATCATCAACATGCTGTGGCAGGCAGACAACCGCCAAACCATCCCTGTCCATAAAGCCTCTGAGCGGTCGTGGTGTTGGGTAGGGGACACCGTTCGGGGTGTCAGGATGATCCTGGACACTCCGGGCGGGATCTTCAACGTCGGCCGCGACGACGACCCGAGACCTATGCGTGAGGTTGCTGAACTCGCGTGTGACCTTACGGGAGCCCCTCACACCCTGATCGAGATGGTGAATCCGCCCTCCCGTCAGACGGTGGTTAAGCGACTCTCAACCCGGAAGCTCAGGGATCTCGGGTGGTCCCCTTCGGTGAGTTTGGAGGAGGGCATGTCGGAATGTCTGACCTGGATCAGAACTCAGCAGGCAGTCGCAGCCTAGAAGAACTCGCTGAGAGCGAGCTGCGTCGGAGGCTGGAGGACCCAGAGGAGGCTAGGAAGCTTGCCGGGACAGGGCTTTTGAACCTGGTTCTTTCCTTTGAGAAACAGAAGGCACTAGTGAAGCTTGAAGACCTGGATGAGGACATTGACCCGTTGGAGGTCATCAACAGCGTTGACCTTCCGGACGACCGAAAACGTGAGTTGATTCTTCAGGAACTAGACAGGCTCGACACGTTGCGTGTCGGGCTTACCAACGCTTTGGAGGTGGAAGATGACACACCAACCGATGGTGCATGATCTCCCGTTCGGTGAGGGTGCTGGCGCACCAAACCCGAGCATCACGCATGTGCAGCCCGCTCCGGCGCAGGCCCAGGGCGACCCGAACGTGATCACTCCGGCGATCGTGCCGCCACACGCCGAGAACCCGCATCTGGACGCAAGGTTCCCGGATGAAACCGGGGGTCCTGGCTACAGCACATGAAACAGATCCTCTGCCTCGACTGTCGCATCTGGTTCGACGCGAAACAATCAGCGTGTGATTGCGGTTGGGTGAGGCCGGGGTTCAACAAGTGGCTTCGTACGGCAGCCCTCGACGGTCATTTGTGGGATCAGGCGCGGCGAGCTGACAAGGAACGAAAACTCGAATCACAGTTGAGGGGGTGAATCGATGGCAAACAAAACAGGAAGCAAAGCAGGGAAAGGCCGTGGGGCGCAGGACGCGATCGACAGTCTCCACACCGACACTGTTCTGTCTGACCAGGAGAAACGCGGGATGCAACAGATGATGGAGAACGCCTACGTTCTGATGGGCGCTAACCCCGACCGCACCTACACCATGACTTACTCGCTCCTCCTCGGCGCGAACCCATCGTTGAGTTTCAGCGTTACCACATGAGCCAAGAGGCCAAAGGGCTCCTGCTGGAACACCCCGACCTGTTCATCAGCCACTACTTCAAGCATCGGATTCAGAAGCTCGAGTCTTTTCATCTCCGGCTGATCAACTCTGCTACTGCTGAGTCTCGTGCATTGATCTTGTATCCGGCGGCTCATGGGAAGACGACGTTGGTGTCGACGTTGCTGCCGATCTGGGCTATCTGCCGTGACCCAAATATGAGGCTCGGGATCGTCGCCAAGAACGATGCTGACGCCAACAACATCAGCTTGTCGATCCAGGCGGAGCTAGCTCAGAACACTGAGTTGATTCGGGACTTTGGTCCGTTCCATCCTGAGCCGGGTGACGACAAACCGTGGGCTGCTCGCATGATGACTGTTGCTAAGAGAACCGCGATTCACAAGGAACCCACGATGGCGTTCTTCGGGTCGAGTTCGAGGCACACGCTGGGTCACCGCACTGACTGGACGATCTGCGACGACGTTGTCACCGAGAAAAACAGCAACACCCCCGAGCAGAGACAGAAGCTCCGCGAGTGGTTCAACCAGAGTGTGCGAACTATGGGTGTGCCCGGCGCTCGTCTCACAGTCGTCGGCACGCTCTTCGACCCGAGTGACCTTTATAACGACCTGATCGAGCTCGCGAACCCGGAGACGGGTGCCCCTATTTGGTATGTGCAGCGTGAGGACGCGATCGTCGACGAGGACGAGAAAAAAGCGTTGTGGCCGGCGTGGTGGCCGTGGGAAGAACTCATGGCGCTCAAAGCCGAGATGGGCACCCTCGACTTCAACAAACGACTTAGGAACATCGCGGTTGACAAGTCGCGGATGGTGTTCAAGCAGGAGTACGTCAAGGGCGGCTGGATCGGCAAAACCCAATACCCCGGCTGTGTCGACAAGGGGTATAAGGTCGGGGATTATGACCCGGGTTGGCGGAAGGTCGCCGGCTTCGACCCCGCCGTCGGGTTAACCAAGTCCGCGAAGTTCTGTGCGCACGTCACGTTGGCTGCCGGGTCTTGTCGTGACCATGAGCGTTGTTTCTGGGTGGTCGACATGATCCGCGACCAGTTGTCTCTTCCGCAGCAGGTCGACACGATCCTTCTTCAGCACCAGAAGTACGAGCTGCTGAAGAGTGTGGTTGAGGCGAACTCGTACCAGCAGGGACTTGTTGACGCTTTGAAGTCGAAGATGAGCGAGTTGGGGTTGGCGTTCAACATCGAGCCCCACTACACCACCCGAACAAACAAACCTGACCCGGAGTTGGGTGTGCAGCGGATGGGGCCGCATTTCGAGAACGGCGAGTTCCACATCCCCTGGGGCGACCCCGCCTCCATGAGGAAAATGGGTCAGTTGGTGGATGAGTTGATCCAGTATCCGGGCCGTACGACGGACACGGTGATGGCTTTGTGGTTCGCGTGGAAACAACTCCAGGAGACCGGACCGAAATACAAGAGCAGCAACTACATGAAGAAGCCGATGGCGTGGACGTACGGGGCGACACAGCGGCGGCGGACTGTGCGTAACCCTTACTACCCGGAACCTTTGGAGGCGTGATGGCGAAGAAAGAGAAACTGGTGGAAGCATATGAGGATTGGCGTGAACGGAAACTCCGTGAGGAGTCTGACGCGATAGCTGGGCGTCAGCCTGTGTCGTTCGACAACCATCCCGGCCCGATGGGTGAGCCTAAGAGTGTTGATGAGTTCCATGCTGATGGCCGCGATCCGGAATGGGAACTAGACAATCGCACTCAGCCGGCTGAGGAATATCCGGAATCTGTTCCTGCGCCTCCGAGCGGTGCTTGATGTCTGCTCCTGACACCTTCTCGCTGTCCCACCAGGGTTTAGCGGACGCAATCAACAACCTCGGTGTCGCTGACCTCGCCACGACTGTAGGCGGAGCCCCGCTTGAGGTTCCTATGCGGAACTTGTGGAACAAGATCTTCAACATCCAAGCCACCTCTGTTGCGCCCTTCCCTCATGTGAAATGGATGCTTTCCGGCGATTCGATGTCTCAAGACATCTCACAATGGTATTTTCCGTATCTGGCACGCCAGTTCGGAGGAGTAGTTGCCGGCGCTTACTTCTCCGGAAACTACACCGGCATGACCACCAACTCGTCTTCGGGAACCATCACTGCCAACACCACCGATTTTGACGCATGGTACTCCGGTATCACAGACACGTTCGCGACCAACGCCTCACGCACATACGGAATCGGCGGATCAACGTTTGTGTGTGATCTCGTCAAGGTGTTTTACGTGAAAGGTCCAGCGTCGTCGGGTAAAGACGGCGGGGTGTTCAGTTTGCGTGTGGACGGTGTAGATGTTGCTGGCGCTACGTCTCTCACTACCTCAGCCGCTGCGATAACTCTGGGTGTTGCTTCATTTGCCCCGTCTGTCGCAGCTCACGACATGTCCGTTGTCTGCAACACCGGCCCGGTGCGGATCATTGGTGTGGGTATGGAGAACACCCAGATTCGGGGATTGGTCCCGATCAACTGTTCTCAGGGCGGTATCGCGCTTAACTCTCCACAGACTTCCGCATGGACGAACTACAGTTTGTTTCTCGCCAACGTTTTGCCTGATGTTCTTACCTATGAGGGAAAGGAGGACTCCACCTATTTCGCTTCGGCGCTGAAAACGTTCTTCGACGCTATTGCCTCAGGAACAAGAGCCTGTGACGTGATCGGTGTCGGGTCAGGCCCGGTCAGCCCCGCCCAGTACAACAACCGTGGTGAGGCTGAGCAGATTCTTCAGAACCAGATCCTGCGTACAGCTTGCGAAAAGGCAGGCTACAACTATTGGGATGGATTCAAGCTTCTCGGCAACTGGGCGAAAGTCAACGCTCTTGGCTGGGGAACCGACCCGGTTCACCTCACAGACCAGGCCAACAAGTTCCGTGCAGCCCAGTTTATGCGTGACGTTGGGTCCACACTGATTTGGGGGCAACCGTCACCCACAGACATCTCACCAGCGAACGCGACAATCGCCACGGACCTCAAGTTCGGGAAAACGTCCGGTGCTCCCGTCGCGGACTTCAACGCCGACAACACCTTCGACTTCGACCTCAACATCTACGCTAAGAGATACATCCGTTTCTACTCCGACGCAGCCATGACAACCGAGGTGGTCCGACTTGACCTGGCTGCCGCCACGGGGTTCCAGCCGAGGCTGAGCAGACTCGGCCCGGGGATGGCATGCGTCTACGGAAACGACGCCAACACCGTTCGGGCGACCCTCACATCCGGTTCGGGTGCTTCCGGGGATTTCCTGGCTCGCGGCTACCGAACAGACACTGTCACCGCCAACGTCAGCGGCGCGGTCACCAGCAACCTGACAACCGGATGTGTCCAGATCCTCACCCTCACCGCCAACATCACCAGCTTCGTTTTCTCCAACAGCGTCAACAACCAGATAGTGGAACTCCAGCTCGTCCAGGGCGCCGGTGGCCCGTTCACCGCTGCCGGTTTCAACGCCAACATGAAGTGGGCTGGTGGAGCAGCCCCGGCTTTGAGCGGCACTATCGGTTGGCGCGACATCTTCGTGTTCCGCGTCGACAGCGGCAACTACTACGAGATCAGTCGTTCACTAGCTGTGCGGTAAGAATGGCTCTTCCTGCGCGGGCACGGGCAGCATGGTCTGATTGGACATCTCTAGCAACGCCCGTTCGTGCCCAAGATTTTGAGATATGGGACGCTGGGGTCTATGAACTACGAAACCGAAGTTTGAGCGTCAAAGACGCTAACTACAACGCTGTTGGAAACGGTGTAGCGAATGACACAGCTCCTATAACTAACGCGCTGGCTGATTCCGCTACCGGGTCGCTGACCGTTCCCTCTGGGAACTACCTTGTGTCCGGGCTAACGACACTTGTGTTCAGCAAAATCGAAGGTCTGGGAGCAACATTGAAACCGTCTGCCAACTCGATGAGCGTGCTCACGTTGAAAGGCGGTGCGAACCTCCAGGCCGGTGATTACCTGTTGGTCAGGGATCTGCTGATCGACGGTGCCGCGAAAACAGGGATCACCGGGATCGACGGCGACATGACCGGCGGCAACCTCGCGTCGCTGATCCTCGAGAACGTTTACGCGATGTCGTGCGACACCTACGGGTTCAACCTCAGATTCTCCCAGTTCGTCCGCACCCACAACCTGAAAGCGTGTCTCGGCAACGGTGTCGGCATGTTGATCTCGAACGATACGGTCAACGGCGGCGGCAACTCCCAAGACCATTCCGGGACCCATCTTGTCCAGAAGGAAGTCGGGGTTGTTGTGAACGGCACCAGATTCGCTGGTGGCATCCACAGCATCAACTTCTACAACCCGCAGGTTCTTTCAAACACGGTTTGCGGGATGGCGTTCTTCGACACCAACGCCACCATCTACGGCGGCGCACCAGAACTCAACGCTTCAGGCGCAGCAACGAAAGTTGTCGACGGGCAAACGGTTAAACGATCGTCCGTTCACTGCAACAACTCCACGATCAGGCTCAGCAACGTCCAGATAGCCGAAGCGACCTGTAACCCATGCGTGATCGCTGAGAACCACACGGTTCTTGTGCTGAACAATGTGGAGGGTTACGGGCTCACTAGCGGTGTTTTCGTTCAGGCCGACGCCACCTCCACCGTCCACATGGAGGGTTTGTTCGGGGCGATGGGCGTCACCCAAAACGTTGTTTCGTGGCCGAACAGTTGGGTGTTGCCCGCTTCCGCGCAGGTGATCATGTACGGCGAACCGGTTACCCGGGAAGATCCGACACTCCCCGTGTTGTACTCGGAAACGGCACCGAACATCACAGCGTCCGGGGCGAACCCTCCAGCAGCATCGTTTGTAGAAGACACTGATTTGGGTTACTGCCGGCAGCTTGTGTATACGGCGTTCGCCGGGTCGACCGGGCAGAACTTCGGTCAGCTCGCGATCGGCACCGGCGCTGGTTCGCAGGACAGCGTGTTCAGCGTCCTGGTGAAATCCTCGACCGACACACAGTTGAGCATCAATTTCCACAACGGAGCGGCGTTCAACGACATCAACACCAGCGAGGTTTATCTGAAAGCCGGGAAAGTCACACGGATCCTCACCGGCAAACGCAACATCGCCGCAGGTGCATGGACGCTCTACTGGTGGCCCGTCGGGACGGACGCGCCGACGGTCAAGTTCGGTCGTTGCCAGGCGTACCAGGGTCCAACCGGGACAGCTGTCACGACAGCGGAGCTTGCGAAGATCGCTAAGCACGGGTCGTTCAACCCGGGACCCACCCGAGCGACCGCAGCGAACCTCGCTTTGAAAGCCAACGCGGTAAACGTGTCCGGGAAATACCCGGGGAAACAAGTGTGGGACACCACCAACAACCGGGTTGTGTTCGCCGCCGGTCGACTCGACACCGACGTTTGGAAAGACGGTGTCAACACCACCGTCTACACACCAGTCTAGTTTCTTCTGCGAAAGGATCCTCGTGACATCAACGATTGTGCATGGGGGATATCCGGGGATCTTTATTCCTGGTCTTGATTACCCATCAGAACCAGTTCAGATCGGGGTTGAGGGAGAACTGACCGAAGGAGAATCAGTGTTTAAGGACAGCGGTTGGAGTCTCTACCATGACGTTCCGTTCGATTGGGCCGGACACTAAGTGACTGTCAGCTACGACGAAGCGCACGCTCTCAAAACCCAGTACGAGGACCCGTACCGGGACCGCCATGAGGCGTTCCGGATGCTCCGCCGCTACTGGCACGGCGACTACTGGAAGATGGCCGACAGTGAGTCACGCCCTATCGCCTCCATCTTCAGGGATCTGATGTCGGGGATGAGCGATATCGGGCCGGATGTGAAGCTCGTCCACAACGTCATCCAAATGGTCTGCGTCAAATACCAGACGTTTCTGTCGCCGTTGCCGATGATCCGGGTGTGGGTCGACCCACCCGAAACAGACACGCGTAGAGCACAGGCAACGCGTAAGGAACGGTATTTGTACGGGACGTGGCAGATGGGTTCGATGGACAAGATCTTCACGAAGATCGGCTGGTACCTCCCACTCATGGGAGATTGCTTCCTCGGCATCCATCCGGATTTCAAAACTCGTCTTCCCACGCCGATGATTCGGAGTCCGGAGTTCGCGTATCCGATCCCTAGTTTCGATAAGCAGAACGAGCAGGCGATCATCTTCGCCTGGAAAATCAGCGAGTCCATAGCTGCCGCGAACTTCAAGGAGTACCAGGCCCCCATCGACGCGCTACGCCAAAAACGGCAGGGACGGTTCAAACGCGGCCAGGTCAGCGATCCGCAGGTTGAGATCCTCGAGTACAACGACGAAATGGAATGGCAACGCTGGGTCGCCCAGGTCACACCGCAGTCGAAGGATGAGCAGCTAGGTGACGCGCAGAAGGTGAACGGCGTCGAGCACAACCTCGGTTTCAACCTTCAGCAGCATCTGAAGTTCATCGACGTGCCTGACGAGGTGTGGGGTCATGGGGCTGTTGAGCAGGCGATCAACTTGAACGAGATGGGCAACGCGTTGTATTCGCTGATGTTCCAGGCTGTGATCGAAAACGTGTTCCCACGGCTCGTGTTGATCGACCCGGCGAAGGCCCCGGAGGAGATCGAGACCGGTCCGGGCGCTGTGATCCCGATCAACCAGGGCGGCGGCGTTGAGTGGCTCCATCCCCCGGTGCAGGCTCTGGGGATGCAGGAGCAGTTCTCGAACCTGAACGACCACAACATTAAAGAGTCGACAGGGATGCCTGAAGTTCAGTTCGGGCAGAGTCCTGCCACCAGCATCGTCACCGGCAAGGCTGTGAATGAGCTCCAGGGCGCAGGCACAGGCTCAATGGTCGAGATGGTGCAAGGCGTCGGTATCGGCAACGGCATCGTGACGTGGAACGAGATGGCGATCGAGATCGGAAGGACGATCTTCCAGAACGACACCATGAACCTCTACGGAGCCCAGTACACCTCTTTCACGGATCTTGTCCCCTCGAGGTTCGCCTTGACGATCAAAGGCAAAGAACTCATCGGCAGCCCCAGGAACGATGTGATCTTCGCGCCGGCTCTGGACCCGCACGAGAAGCTCGTGATGAACCTCCAGGCGCTGGGTGCCAAGATCATCTCGAAGAAGCGTGTCCGGGAGCAGATGGGAGAACCCGACAACGACGCGATGGTCGAAGAGATCTACGCTGAAGATGTCGAGGACGCCGTGCTCGGTGCGTACCTGATGGCTCTACAAGCCTCTGCGGACCCGGCTACAGCGGACCAGGTCGAGAAACAAGCTGCCGGCTATCTGGCGGGGAAGACAACCGGGACGACGGCGGCTCCGGGCCAGCCTCACCCGATGGCGATGGGCCAACCCGCCGCACCCCCAGCCCTTGGTGGAGGCCCGCCGCAGCCAGCACTGCCGCCGGGGCCTGCCCCTGGTGCGCCCCCAGGTCCCCCGCCCGGGGGCGCACCACAAGGGGTTCCCGCCGCACAGAGCCCAGCAGGAGGGTCGCAGGCTATCAACGTCCAGGAAGCCATCGCAGCCTTCCAGGGGCTACAGAACATCCAGGGTCAGGTGTGGCTCGTCGGTGAGATCGTGGAGCGTGGTGAGACCAGCCAGGACATTGAGGTTATGGTGACCGAGGCGGCTGACCAGCAGACGATCGCTAGCCAGTTGCCGCAGTGGCAGGGCAGGTTGACGTTCCATGTTGTGACTGGCACACCGAATGAGCGTAACGTTGATGTGACTCCGGGTGTGCAGGCGCAGCAAGGGATGTCGGGGCCACCGTCGCCTGAAGCTTTGGCCGGTATCGGGGTTCAGTAAGCCATGTCGGACAACGTCGTTGTAGACAACGTTGCGCTGCCCGACTACACCGTCTCGTCCGATGAAGCAGCCTCAGGGCAGGTTCAGCGCGTCAAGCTCTCCTACTCGGCGGATGGTTCCGACACCCACATAACCGCGAACGCGAACGGGTTACAGGTTCAGGGGCTCGTGTCCCTGGCGAACTCGGTCATCAACGTTTCGCAGGCTGACTCGCTTGTAGTGGTCGGCAACATTTCTACCGGAACGTCAGATACGGGAAACCCGGTGAAGGTCGGTGGTGTGTTTGTCACCGTGCCACCTGTGTTGGCGACAGGTCAGCGCGGGAATCTGCAACTTGATTCTTCTGGGAACTTGCGTGTAGCGATCAAGAGCGGCACGTTGCAAGCGAATGTGTCGCAACCAAGTGACGTTGTCGGTGACGCGAATGGTCTTTACACCACCAGCCAAACAGAACTCTGGGACGCTTACGGAGCCAACTGGACCCGTGCCCGGATCATCGCCAGCGATGGGATGTCCGGAACCGGTTTGCTTGCAACGAACCTCGCGATGTGGGACAGCGTCAACGCAAGCTACGTTCGTTCCACAGGAAACACCGCCAACGGGCTCGACGTTGATGTAACCCGCGTCACTGGAACCGTCCAGGTCAGCCTCGCCTCCCAAGGCGCATCTGCGATCAACGTGTCGCAGGCCGGGTCGTTCAGCGTGTTGGCCGGCACGAACCCGTGGAACGTCGCTATCGCATGTTATGGCGGGTCGACAACTTCGTTGGGCCAGAAGACCGGGGCGGCGTCAATACCGATGGTTCTTCCTTCTGACCAGACGGTCAACATCAACAACGCTTCCTGGGGCGGATCGACCACCAGCCTCGGACAGAAAACAGCAGCGAACTCCGTTCCTGCCGTGCTTGCTTCCGACAGCACCGTCCAGGTCAGTCTCGCTTCGCAGGGAGTCAGTGTCGTCAACGTCAACATGGCTTCCTACGGTGGCGCACAAACCACACTAGGACAGAAAGCCGCTGCTTCGAGCGCCCCGGTTGTGTTGGCTTCGGACGCGACGGTCCAGGTCAACCTCGCCTCGCAGGGATCTTCGAGCGTCACGATCAGCGGCACCGTCATCGCAAACCAGGGCACCTCGGCGGCTACTTCTAACGCGTGGCCGATCAAACCTACCCGTGACATCGCTCGCACCCCGGTCACTATCTTCGGGGATGAGCTTTCCACAGCTACCTCCGAGACTTTGTTCTCGTTGAGCGCCACAAAAGCGGGGTTGTCTCAGGCAACGTCGACGACGTACATCGTGTCGGCCGGAAAGATACTCAGGCTCACTTCTTTGGCGGTGGAATGTAAGGCGTTGGCCGCGACTATGTCGCAAACAAAAGTGAGGGTTAGGCAGGGAGCCACAACGCTCTCGTCAGTCCTGGCGACGTTGCAGGTCAGTCCTCCTGCCGCCACCGTGAACGTTGTCGGAACCGTTGTTTTGCCTATACCGGAAGGCGCGATCGAACTGGGAGCCTCAACATCGTTGGCGATGTCCCATGTCGCTTCCGCCTTGTCGTCGAACGCCACATCGTTCTGTCTCGTTGGTTACGAGTACACCCCCTGATGCTTCTGCTGTTCCGTCCCCGGGATAGCGGTGTGGTGGTTGTGCCTCCACCGCCGACACCGACGACGTTTTCGGAGGATGAGCAGTTGTTGTTCGTGGATAAGGGTTGGGGTTACCAGGACCACGGCCTACACCGCTGGTAAGGAGGACTAAATGCCTAACCCAGGTGGAGGGAACCAGCTCGGTTCGTACCAGATCCAGCCGAAGTACGGGGACGTGAAGAAGCAGACCGCGTTGACGAAGGCCGCGCCGATCAGTGGTGCCCCGTACGCGGCGCAGGCTTTGAACACCCCGCAGCGTTCCCAACGGTCCGCTGTCCGTGGCAGCGCGCCGCAGCAGCAGGCTGCACCGCCGCCAGGTCAGGCTCAGCCGTCTCTTCCTCCTGAGCAGGTTTACAAGGCAATCGCTGATTTGCCGGGGGCGTCGGATGATGTGAGAGCGATCTTCGGTGGCTGAAGCCTATGTCTCTGTACGTCGGTATCCGATGTTGAGGTTCGCGGCGCATGTGGACTGGAAGCACATGAAGCTCGGATTGTTGAATCGGTTGAACGAGATGGCGGCAGCCACAGGCCATACCCTCTACATCTTCTCTGGGTACAGGTCGGACAAATACTCTGCGAAGGTTGGCGGGTTCAAGGGAGATCCGCACACCCATGGCATTGCCGCCGACGTACGGGTAGACAGTCCCGGCGGGAAGTACATCGGCACGTTCTACGGGGTGAAGACCCTGGCGAAGTATGGGTTGCGGTCGGGGAACGTCCCGAACTTCTATCACGGCAAACCCGATTCCGAACACGTCGATCTCGTCGGTTACGGCTACACCGCTCAGGGCACCTTGTCGGGAACTAACGCGAAGGATCCGTATGTCGATAAGGCCGCCGCTGCGTTGCCCGCCCCGGTCGGTACGCAGGTGCCTGTGCCGGATCAGGTGATCGGCACCCAACCCCCACCCCAAACAACTGTGTCTCCGGAGATGACCCAGCCCGTCGCCGGGCTGTTACCGGGCACAGTGTCGGGGGATCAGTCTCCTATCGGTGCTTCGCAGTATTGGCAGAAGGTTGTGCAGCAACCGTCGGTGAGCCCTGACACCCAGCAGTACGCGAGCATGTTCAATGCCTAAGTATGTGAGCGGCCCCGGGTCGACTGCGCAAAAGCCACCGCCGAAACCGAAGCAGAACCAGAGCTTTGACCGCACCCCTGGCCGTGTAGAACCGGAGCCGGTGAAGCCACGGTTCGCTGGCCCGGACGAGCCCCCTGACCCGGTTCTGAAACGAGCCGGGTTCACCGGGGGCATCCAAGCTTTTAATCAGCATGTAGATGCGATCTCGCAGGCGCACCAGCAGACGTTCGGGTACAAACCCCCGCCCGGCTTAACGCTGGATATCGCTCGGTCGGGTGTGTCACTGGTGGATTATCCGAAGCTGTTCCCGGCGGTTAACGCTCGCACCTACCACTTAGACACGGTTGTTCAGCAGCGTAAGCAGGACGCGGACCAGTTCCTCGAGGGGTACCAGCAGGCGAAAGTTGCTGGGGCTGCGGAGAAGATGAAATGGCTGCACCAGAATGAGCAGCAGTTGCATGACTACATGCAGGACCCGGAGTTCAAAGCGAAGTTCGCTAAGGCGTACATCCAGGGCGAGGATGACTATGTGCAACGCCAGGTCGCGTCGTTCTTCCCCACCCCACTCTCCGGAGCTCTACGGGAAGGAGCCAAGGACTTCACCCAGGTAGTCACCGGGCTCACCGTTGGTCCTGCATTGGCGGCGGTTGCTGAAGGGCAGGCTGGCTACAAGGACGTGAAGGCGATCAGCCGGGGTGAGTTGCCGACGAGCCTGGTGAAGACGAACGTGAAGATGGGCAAGATGGCCGTCAAGGGCGTCATCCAAGATGTCCGTCATCCCCGCGAGAACCTCGGCTACCTCTCCCTAGACCTCTTCGCTGCTGTTACCGGGGGCGCGGGTGTCGTAACCCGGGTCGGCCGTGCCGCTACCGCTGGGAGCGCCCGTGAGGCAGCGACAGCCCTTATCAGGCGGCCCACCTCAGGAACCGTCACCCTCCGCAAGGGTGGGCATACAGAGGAAGCCCTGCTGTCGGAGAACCAACTGGTGGCGGGTGTGCAACGTGTGGTGGCTGCGCAGAAGAACCGGAGGATGCAGCAGAGGTTCGAGGCTTCCGATATGCCTGGGGGTTTGGGGCCGACAGCCCGGTTGTGGCGGTCGAACCAGGTGTTGGACAAGATGCTCGACCCGTCCACCAGCCCGTTCTCCGGTGAGGCGTCTTTGAGGCGTGAGATGCAGGCGCGGAAACGCACCGAGAACATTCTGCTGATGGAGCCCAAGCGTGAGCTCGAGCGTGCCGCCGGCTGGTCAGTGACCGCCGCCCCGATCCTCGACAAGGTGTTCAACAAGTTGCCCGAGCAGGTTCGGGGCGGGTTGACGATCGGGGAGCAGAAAGCACTTCAGGTTGTCACGTTGGATGATCCGACGCCGTTGCAGACGTGGCGGGACTTCCACAAGAAGATGATCGACTGGGAGATCGGCGACCCCGCCTCCCACAGAGCACAACTACACGCGTTGAAACTCGCGGAGAAAGCACTGGAGAACCCGTCGAAGCGGTTCAAGGAAGCGCTGGCCGCGACGTATGAGGCGATTGATCGGCAGGAGCAGATCAAGATACGTGACCTTGGTCTTGATCCCGACACGGCAGACAGACGAGTGATCGCGTACGGAGAGGTTGTCAGGACAGGAAAGAGAACCAGCGAGCTCGAGATCCCTGCTGAACGGCAGGTCGCTTCGAGTCTTTATCTGCCGTCGTTTGTGAAGGGGAAGGGTCCCCGGAAGGTGAGTGAGCGGGGGCCGTTCTTCGAGATGCGCGAGTCCGGGTACGGCTACACACCCGGCAGGGATCTTCCGGAGATGAAGCATGAGTTCACCGGGGACAGCATCCGCTCCGGCGATTTCAGGATCGACACGACGAATCTGATCGGCGAAGCGTACGCCCGCACAGTCCGGCTGGCTACGGTCCGCAACGACCACAAACGGTTGTGGTCGGCATCGACCGAAACTCCACGCTCGCCGTTTGACCGGCCGATCCGGGACACCACAGATGTGCCGCCACGGTTGAAGGAAGTGTTGGAGGAGATCGAACAGGGCCAGGTGACCGGCAAAGACGTGGCTGATCTCCACCCCGGGACGGTCGATGACCTGTTCAAATTCCTGTACCCAGGTAAGCAGTTGGACAACGGCCGTTGGGTGATCACCGAGCCGATCGACAACGTCCGCTGGGTGAGCAAGCAACACCTCGAATCGTTCCGGCCACCGCTCAGGACCAAAGCGAAGTTGGCGGGGCAGATCATCAACGAACCCTTCCGCGACATCACCCTGTTCGCCCGGTTGGCCTATGCGTTGAACGCGGTGTCGAACGTTGGGATCATGCTGTTCCACCAGGGACACCACACCGTCCCCAACCTCACCAAAGCCATCATGTCCCGTCAGCTACACGGCGACAAAGTAACCGACGCCTTGGATGCGCTGGTGGGCCAGTCGAAGTCCCGGTCGTTCGCACCTGACTTCGACCACGCCCTGCTGAAAGCAGGCCGGGCAGCGGCGAGCGTGTGGAACAAGGTCGCCGACCAGGTGTTCCGGCGTGGCGCCATCCTGTACGAGCTCGAACGAAAAGGCTTCAAAGGCAAAGACCTTGAGAAAGCTCTGTTCGACCCGAAGAACTTCGATGCGGTGAACGAGGCGAAACGCAGGGCGAACAAGGCGATGGTTGAGTTCGACAACTTGACGTGGTACGAGCGTGAGGTGCTGCGGAACTACATCTTCGTGTACCCGTGGGTGAGCCGCTCACTCGTCTGGTCGTTACGTTCGATTATTGAGCATCCGATCAAGTCGGACATTTTGGCGCAGATCGGGCAGCAGGAGATGCAGGAACACCCAGAGGTTTTCAACAAGGTCCCCGACTGGTTCAAGAAAACCGGTTATGTCCCTGTCGGTTTCACGGCTGACGGTCATCCGAAGGTTGTGAACGCCACCTCTATCAACGTGTTCTCTACGTTGCAGCAAATGGTTTCTTTGGGGTCGGCGCTGACGGTGGGTGACCCGTCTGGGTTCAACAACGCCGCACAGCTAGGTGGACCCGCCACCACGTTCGGGCTCCACGCGGTCACCGGGCGGGATGACTACGGCAACGCCTACCAAGACTCACCAGTGCTGGGTGCCGCCAAGGATCTGATCACCGTCCTGCCCCAAGCGGCTGCCTATGCGAGGGCGACAAAGACGAATCCTGCTGAGAAACCCATCGATCTGACGAACCGCAACACCCTCTCCGAACGCGAACACGCCGCCCTGCACCGCTCAGTGTTCTCCCCCGGCTGGCTCGGCGGGTACGGGTCTTTGATCGCCGGGGGCATGGTTGCCCGTGAAGTCGACCCTGACGCTCTAGCTGCCAGGTACTGGGCCGAACAACCACCCGCTGCGCGGCACCAGCACGAGATGACGTTGGTTCGTAAGGCGTTGGGGATGCAGGCTGACCTGTTGAAGGAGGAGCTGCCGGCTGGTGTGAAGACAGCCGTGAACCTCGGTGGCGCGATGACGTGGGCGTACCAACAGCAGACCAGGAAACTGGGTAGGACACCGACACCGAAAGAACAGGCTGCTACCGACATTGATGTGTTCCTGAAGAAGCACCGGCTGTCAGACAGTGAAGCGTCGAAGTTGTCTGCGAAGCTGGGGAAACTGTCCGACCCGACGGAGATCAGCCGGTTCAAAGATTTCGTGGTGAACAAGTACGGCAACGCCCAAGCACTCAGGGAATGGGACTCGGACGTTAGGGCGGTGGCGTCGTTCAAGAAGGAAACCCTTGAAGCCAAAATGAGCATCCTGCGGTCGATGGGGTTGACGGACATGCACACCACCCCCGGCACCCAGGACGAGCTCTACGCCGCCGGACGGAAGTACCTGTCGTACCTGCGTGCCGCACGGGAGAAAGTCAAGGCTCTCGACAATGATCCGGACAGCACGTTGCACGAGGCTGCTTTGAGGTTGTGGCAGGACGAGCAGGACCAGCCGATCACCATTAACGGGAAGCGTGTTGCTCCTTCCCCGGTGCGGTTGGAGTGGGCGAAGCAAACGTCGAAGGAGAAGCAAACCCATATCGCGGGGTTGCTGAACCGCGACTGGGGTGCCATCAGCAACTTCGACAAGGAACTCGTTGGACCCAAACTTCCGATCAGCGTCAGCACCGCCTGGGCGCGGTTGGCTGACGTGAAACACGAGTACCAGAAAGCCAATCCTGGTTCTAACGTCACCGCTGACCAGTTGTTGTCTGCTGTGAAGCAGATGGAACGGTACCCGGAGTACAAGGGGATCCTGAAGGATTACCTGTTCTCGGTGAAGCCGAAGATTCGCCGGCTCGAGTTGTTGAAGCCGTACCAGAACATGGACCCCACGGTTCGCTCCCAGTTCGACAGCGGGATCGGGACGAACGCGAAAGTCATCGCAACAGCGTTAAGCAGCGGCGTTTATCCGAAGGGGGAACTCAAAGACGTGTGGAAAAACTATGTCGCGAAGTCACTGCTTCCCTGGTTGCAGCAGCCTGAGCAGAAGAACCTTTGGGCCTGGGTCGACGCCCACGGCGGAACCAGCTTCCTCAACACCCTCCCTGACTGATGGCTAACCCTCCCCCGATCGTTCTCCCACCTCCGAAGAACAAGAAGCAGTCGGGGACACAGGCTGCGTATAAGGCGTACATCAACGCGCACCCGAACATGCGCGGCTACTCCCAACTGATCTACAAAGCCGCCATCCAAAACGGCGTCGACCCCGTCTACTACGCGAGTTTGTTGTGGAAAGAATCGTTCGGGGAAGCCAAAAGACGCGGTGTCCCTGTCGAGACGATCATGGCCCCCGGCGGGCATGGGTACGGGATCGCGCAGATCAACCCGTCAGCCCACCCGGGTATCAGCAAAGCGCAGATGTCGAACCCGACGTTCGCGATCAACTGGGGTGCCCAGTATCTGAAGCAGGGGCTGAACAAGTACGGCACCTATGAGAAGGCGTACAAGAACTACTACAACCCCGGTTACAACGGTCCTGTCTTCAACGACATCGGTAGGGGTTATGTGTCGACGGTTACGGCGCAAAGCCCGGGCGATGTGGCGAACCGGTCGGCAGCGCAACAGGCAGCAAACGCCAGGCAGCCACAACTAGCAGCAGCTCAGGCGCGGCAGGTTCTCGACCCAATCTACCTTGCGTATACCGGAAAGCCGGCGACGAACAAACAGGTCCAGAACTACATGAAACACCCGACATCCACATACGCGCTCACGAACGCTCTCAGCGACCCGAAGAAGAACCCGAGCTTCTACAAGAGCCCGGTGTGGCAAACGAACTACCCCTCCTATGAGGAGATCTGGAAAGGTGTGTTCGGCAACGACTCGGTTCCGGACAAGAACGCTGTTCGGTATGCGATCGTTCACAACCTCGGCGCCAGCTTCGTGCAGCGGCTGAGGGACCGCCCGGACTACAACACCAGCCAGGAGTACAAGGGACTGGCGGCGCAGTATTCGTCGCAGTACAGCTCGATCTACGGTGCCCCCGATCCGCAAGCGTCAGCGAAGATCGACATGGCGATCCGGAAAGGCTGGAACGGCGACCAATGGAAAGAGTATTTGCGGGCGCAACCGGAGTGGCAGAACTCCGGTGAGTTCCAGAAGATGGCGATGGGGCTCGGGAACGCGTTGGGGTTTGAGCCCGGTTTGGGTGGGGCGCAGACGGTGTTAGGGACAGGGGCTCCTAGTGGCGCTTAACCAGTGGGGCATTGATAGCCGGTTGTGGTCTCAGATGTCGGTGGAGGATCAGAACCAGGTCATCACCGAATACAACGCCGCCCACAACAAACCCTACTCGCCCCCAGCGGTGGGCGGGTACTCCGACACGAAGGCTGCTGAGGCTACCGCGACCTACCAAGCTGCGAACCCTCCTGCGGCTGCACCGGCGCCCTCGAGCGCGGCGGCAACACCTTCCTGGGTGTTCGCGGTCAACCTCCCTTCCACATACCCGGATTTCGCGGGGATGAAGCAGTCCGGGACGGGGATCGTGATCGTGCAGGACGACCCGAACTTCCAGATTTTGTATGACGGGGCGAAGTCGTGGGGGATCCCAATCGCGATCCAGGTCAACGCCCCACCCGGAATCACCCCTGCGGACTACGCAGCCAGGGTCGCGTCAGCGCAGCAGTTCGCCCCCAACAAGCTCGTACTGGACGTGGAGGACGCCGGCAAAGGCTACGAGGGAAGCGCGGGCTGGAACTTCTCGCAGCAGGTCTCTGATCTGATCAAACCCATTGTCGGGAACACGTCGGTGTCGGTGACGATGCCGCCGAACCAGGACGACTACAACTACAAGGCATACACCGACCTTGGGGCGGATGTGTGGGTCCAGTCCTACGCGGGCGACATGACCCCCATTGACCCGAACGCGACTGTCGCTCGGGTTGCCGCGAACGGTGTTGACCCATCCAAGATCACCGCTGTTGTCGGACCAAACCAGGCAGCTCCCAGCGGTGGTAATTTCGCGAGCTTTGGTATCTACACCGGGGTTCCTGGGGCTCCTGGTAGTCCTGGTAGCGGTGGGCAGGTCACAGGCGGGGCACCTAAGCCCGGCACATACATTCCTGGTACCTCCTCGACCTACAACGTGACGCCGGGTGGGCAGGCGCTCGCGAACGCCTACGGCGCAGCGGCCCCCACCAGCGGGGCCAACGCCGGCGGGACACCCTCCACCACTCCGTCTGGCACACCAGCCACGGATTTCGCCGGGGCGTACTTCGGCGGTATGGGACTACCCCCCGATGTAGTCGACAAAGTCAACTCGATCTTCAAGCAGAACCCAGACCAACCCGACCTTGCTGTGCAGTTGGCCCGCCAGTACATCCACACCACCCCATGGTTCTCCACCACGTTTCCCGGCTATTTCGAGGGGATCAGGACAGGACTGTTCGGCGACGAGGCCGGGTACCGCAGCTACGTATCGCAGGCGAACACGTACACGATGCAGTATTTCAACCGGGCCATCACCATCCCCGAGGTCGAATCAGCCATGACCCAGGGATGGACACCCGAATATCTTGGCCGCACATATGAGTCGACGGCGTTGGTGGCTGCCCAGGGCGAGGACTGGATGTACGCCCTGGGGGCGTTCGGAGACACACCGCCTAGCGGTGCGCAGGGATACCCGAACGCCAGCAACCCCGACGAGCGAGGCCAACTCGCCCAGTCTCTGGGCCGTCAGCAAGCGGGGTTGCCCTCAGAGATGGGGGAACGGCTCCAAACAGCGTTGGATAAGGCGAAGCAACGGATGGCAGCCATCTTCGGTGGGCAAACCGCGACACCGAACACCGCCAGCCAAGCTCTGGCACCGAAGGCGCCTGATCTGCCTGCTTAGTCTGGTCCGCTGAGTAGCAGGTAGAGGAACCCGACGATCCAGTAGATCAGCACGACCACGATGACGACCGTGGCATATGTGTCCACGGGTCATCACTATCACAGAAAGGCAGGGGGTATGTCTTCAATGACGCCCGCAGCGCAGGCTGCCGCCGAGCTCATGGGCGAAGCCGCCCGGCTCGTCGAAGCACCCGATGAGGGTGAGCAGGCTGCACCGGAGGATGAGACACCGGATCTGTCCATCCTGGAAGCAGACACAACCGGTATCGAGGATCTGTTGGAGGCACCGGCGGAGGAGGAGGAAGACGAGGAAGAGCCGGTCGCGCCTGACCCGGAGGACGAGTACCAGTACGAGGACCCCGAGAAGCTCCAGGCGAAACTGCGGAAGCTGGAGAAGAAGCTGACGTGGAGCGAGGAACAACGGGTGAAGCAGGGCGTGAAGAACTGGCGCCAAGAAGCCACACGACGGTTCCCGCTCGCTGACGTGGAAGAGATCAACGCCACCAGCCGCCGAGCGTTTCTGCGTGAAGCAGAGGCGCAGCACCAGAGGTACGCGAAGAAACTCAAGCCTCTCTTGGGTCAGTTGAAGCAGACGGAAACCCAGGAGCAGGCCGCATCGTTGGCTCAGGAGCGGGCGCAAGAGGAGAACGACTGGGGCCTTCCGGCTTCAGGGCCTCCGCAGCCGATGGTGGAGCAGGCTGAGGGTGTCACCCAGTCGCAGCAGGCTCTGGACAGGCGCAGGCACGGGTCTGTGAAGGACATGGTGAAGGCCCGGTTCCAGTTCGATGAGCGGTTCAACAAAGGCATTTAGGAGGCGCTATGGCAGACATGTTCGAGGGACCGGAGGGGCCAGACGACACTATGGCACCCTCTGGTACAGCAACACAGCTACAGGCAGGCCCGACCGAGAACAAGCATGGGTTGCCGGGGCCTGGGCAGGAGTTCCACGGCAACAGTGATCTGAGCATCGACCCGGGACCCGACCACATGGTGAAGCTTCCGTCGCCTGTGTCTCAGTGGTTTCTCGGCAAGTTGTTCGACTGACCTAACCCCGTTGGCGGGTCGAACTGCCACGGGGTTCTCGCCCTAACAACCTTTTCAGGAAAGCGAACACCGAGGACGCGCAAAGGCGTTTGTCCACTGGTTCGCCCATGTTCAGGTGAGGGGCTTTCACCCCAGTGAGGGGTGTGCAAATCCAGCCAGACAGGAGGTGATGACCTATGGCACTGCAAGCAGCAGGTGGCTTTGCCACCTTTAACCTCACAGACGGAGCGCAGATCAGAGACATCTCGCCTGTACTGGCGGACGCTCTGTACTACGACCTCCATCTGTTGGGGAACCTGAACGTGGATTTCGGTAGCCCCGCTATCGACATTCAGCACTGGTGGAACGAAGACCTCTTGAACGCGGACACGGTGACCGGTACGTCGGTGTATAACTCGGCGACCACTACTGTGAACGTGACAGCCGGCCAGGGCCTAAGAACCCATGTCGGCGACCTTCTCGTCGCAAGGAACGCAGCAGACACGACGGGCACGGTCGGTCTTGTTCTACAGATCACAGCAATCTCAACAGACGCATTGACGACAGCGTGGATCGCGTCGGGTGCTACATCTAACTCGGCGTCGTTTACGCCGTCGTTCGCTGTTATCCCGGGTGAGCAGGAAGGCTCCGACATCGGTTCGGACAAATCCCTGACACCGACTGTTCGCTCTAACTACACCCATATTCTGGCGGGTCGCTATGACCTGAAGATCACGGGTTCTGAGTTGGCGCGGCAGAAGGCGACGACAGCGATGTCGGATGAGGTTGCACATCAGCTCGCCAACCGGGCGATCGAGATGAAGATCGGGCTCTCACGCGCTGCGCTCTACTCGGAGCGTGTGGGTCCTGGTACCGCGTCTCAGTACCGGTATATGGGTGGGCTGAGGTACTGGAACGGCCAGGCCGGGTTCCGCGACACCGCGTCCGGTTCGTTCTCGTACTCCTACCTGAACACCCAGAACAAGAGCATCGTGGATCTGGGTGTGTTCCCTGACACACTGCTGATCGGCACCGACCTCGTCGGCTCCGTGACGGGGTATGACTCAACCAACCGGAGGTTGGCGGAGTCGGACAAGGGTGTTGGTTACACCGTCCAGCAGGTCCAACTGAACCAAGGGAACGTCGTCAACGTCGTGGTTGACCCAAGGGTTAACACGGGTGACGCGTTCCTGTTCATGCGCGACAAGATCCGCATGGTTCCGTTGCAGGGCAGAGGCATGTTCGTGATCGCAGCGGTCGACTTCGCCGACGCAAGGAAGCGGAGATGTCTGGGTGAGTGGACGATGGAAGTCCGCAACCCGGAAGCGACCGGCTACTACTCGAGCAAGCTGTAAAGCGTGTGGGGGCGTTCTAGGCGCCCCCACAACCCTTCCTAGGAGGATGTAATGCCCGAAGGCATCGACGAGGCCCAGTTGAGGGCCGAGATCGAGAAGGAGATACGCGCAAAACTCGAGGCCGAGACAGAGCTCAGGCTGAGAGAGGAGCAGCGCAAAGCAGAGTTGAACGCTGCGTTCGCTCCTGCTGTGCAGTCAGCCAACCGCGAAGATTCCTGGGCGCGTGCCGGAGCGATGGGGCCTCGCCCCTCGCGGGACAGCGCCGCAGGGATCATTGGTGAAGCGTTGTTTGAGCAGATGGCTGCTGGCCTGCGTGGGACAGACATCGAAGACGACGGGCTAGGCAATGGCGGAAGCTAGACCCTGCCCGCAATGTGGTGAGCGGCACTTCAACTTCCAGAAATGCCGTGTTCGAGAAAACAAACGCTCCGCCGCCGACTTTTCGAAGCTTGTCCCGAAGGATCCTGACCTGGAGTTGTGGAGGCAGGACCATCTAGACGAGTTCGAGAACCGTGGCGGCATGGTCATACGAACGGCCCCGGACATGAGGTTGAAGCCTCATGCGGGGAAACTGATCGAACCGAAGGAGAACTGATGCCCACCTACAGCTCGGTGAGGATGAACACATCAACCGCGTTCTCTGTTGGTGGCCAGGGGTCAGACCCGATCCTTGGGTTCATCAACGTCACGAACGCATCACTAGGAACCTCGCTCGTCATCTACGGCAACGCCCCAGCAGGGTCAACCGCGAACTCGCGGATCATCATGAACGTTGGGCTCGGAACGGTTGGTTGCTACCAGTTCGGTGACCTGCGGATCGCTGGTGGCATGACGATCTACTGTGTCGGCGGGTTCGGCTCAGAAGCAGTGGTGTCGTACCGCTAATGGCGACCAGCGCTTCCACGCTGATCCAGCAAACCCGCCGGTTCATCCGGGATTGGCGGGATTGGGACGCAACCATCACCGCGATGACGGTTGGCCAAACCAGCATGACCGTCAGCGACACCAGCATCTACGCGAAGCGGTGGCCGTTGGAGATTGACCAGGAGGTTGTGCTCATCACCGCTTCCCCCGTTAACAGCACGACGTTGACGATCCGGCGGGGGTTGTACGGGTCAACGGCTGCTTCGCATGTGACGAGCTCGAGTGTGTTGATGCGCCCTAACTTCTACGCCGTCGAGATCCTGGACGCGTTGAACGAGGCGATCCAGGCGTGTTTCCCGCTCATCTACAAGCCCGTCGCCGCGTCAATCACGGCATCGGCTTCGACGTATGCGTACCAGATCCCCGACATGCCTGGGTATACCGGATATCCGATCCCGTTCATCTACGCCATCGACGTATTGCAAACAGGTGACCTGACGTTCCGGGACACCAAACGCTTCGAGATCGTCCGGGGCGCAGCAGTCGGTGGATTAACCACCTTGCCGGCGATCAAGTTCAGGTCTCCCCCAGCGAACGCTGCGACTGTTCGGCTAAGGGGGTATGGGCCGTTCCCGAAACTCACCAGCGTCACCGACACCCTCGACACCCTTTGGCCCCCGCAAGCCGAATACGTGTTACCCATCTACGCCGCAGCCACATTGTTGATGAGCGGCGAGGCAGCGAGGGTCCGGTTCTCATCCGGTGCAATCGACGAACGCGAACAGGCGAACCGGGTGGGGTCCTCATCTGCGATCGGTAACCAGTTATGGCAAAGGTTCCGTTCGGAACTTGCATTAGCAGCGATG